TAAATGAAACTGGTAAAAATATGGTCGCATGGCAATGGAAAGCTAACGGCAGCGGCAGCAGCAATACTGATGGCAGCATCAACAGCACGGTTTCGGCTAATATTACATCAGGCTTCTCTATTGTTTCCTACAGTGGGAATGAGACCTCTGGCGCAACAGTGGGTCACGGGCTTGGCGCTGATGTAAAAATGATCATATTGAAAGACCGGGGTGTCGCAGAAAGCTGGGTCGTTTTTCATGAAGCGATGGGACCAACGAAATTTGTGTATTTGAACGACACCATGGCTGCTTTTACGGCCAGTAACCGTTGGAATGATACATCACCAACAAGTAGTGTCTTTACTCTTGGTGATGAAACACAAGTTAATGGCTCTGGTAGAAACTACATTGCTTACTGTTTTGCAGAAGTAGAGGGATTCAGCAAGTTTGGAAGCTACGAAGGTAATGGCTCTACGGATGGTCCTTTTGTCTACACTGGTTTCAAGCCTAGATGGGTGATGATTAAACGATATGACTCTACAGAAAGTTGGCCCATTCTCGACACGGCACGGGGCAGTGGCAATTTCGGTTCGGATGCTGGTTCAAGTGGAGATAATCCAACAGCAGGTAATGACCTAAATGCTGTTCTGGTTGCTAGTACTTCTGCTGCTGAAGAAGATAATCCCAGTGGTAGCCGTAGGGCGTCATATCTTTCAAATGGTTTTAAGGTAAGAACTACAAATACAGCAATGAATGCTAGTGGTGGTGATTATCTTTATATGGCCTTTGCCGAGTCCCCTTTTAAAACAGCAACCGCCCGATAGGAGGCATACATGACATCAATTTTCAAATGCCACGGGCAGAACATCCGGCCCGGTAAGGCGTGGACCGACGGGAATGGCATTCAGCATCCCGCAAACTGGCACGTCTGGTCGGCGGAAGAAAAAGCCGAATGCGGCATTACTGAAATAGTGCAACAGCCTTCACCGGACAGCCGTCTATATCACTGGGGATATAATGATGACGGCACGATTACAAGCACGGCTAAGTCGCTGGACGATGTTAATGCAGTTGACGAAAACGGCGATCCGATTGTAGAGGACGGCGAACAGGTTGTTACACCGGGCGTCAAATCAAACCTGATTGCAGAAGTCAAAGCGCAGCAAGGCGCACTGTTGTCCCAAACTGACTGGGCTGTGATCCGCAACGCTGACACTGGTACAGCGGTTCCTGACAACATTGCAACCTACCGTGCTGCTATCCGGTCCAAAGCCACAGAGATGGAAACGGCTATTGATAATGCCGCTGACACAGACGCTATAGCTGATTTATTTGTAACGTATACGACCAATGAAGACGGTAGTGTAACTAAGTCTGGTGTTCTATACGATTGGCCTGAACTAGGAAACTAAAATGGTTTTTGGCAACAGCGCCTTTGCTGAAACAGCTTTTGCTGAGAATATCGGTGTACCTGATCATACGGTAGCCATTACAGGCGTTAATGCTATTTTCCTGACAGGAACTGTTTCACCTACTATTAATTTAACATTTAATGTTATAGGTGTAGGATACACAGCAAATACAGGAACACTAACTCTTTCAGGCAATGCTGTTGTTAATGTAACAGGACAATCATCATTTTTTAATTCTGGTAATATTGTTGCTATACCATTTATAGAAGCCGCTCTTACTGGTGTTAATGCTACTTTTAATACTGGAACAATTACAAATACTATTACTACTAATGTAAATGTTAGTGGTTCAGGCTTTATAGCTAATACTGGAGAACTTAGAGCTTCAGGCGGTGGTGTTGCTGTTTTAACTGGTGTAGCTGCTGAGTGGAATGACGGTTCTTTTGGTTTAGAAATTTTAACTCCAGTAAGTATAGCAGGAGCTAGTGCTATATTTAATGTAGGAGACTATTCAGTAACCGGTGACGCAAACGTAAGTGTTACAGGACTGAGTGCAAGATTTGATCAAGCTACTGGACTAGTTTGGTACAGTGTTCCTGAAAACGATACGCTGGAAGCTTGGACAACGGTCACAACGCTTTTATAGGAAATTATAATGTCTTTAACTTACTCAACTCTTCAAAGTCAAATAAAAGACATTTTGGAAAATGATGGCTCAGAATTTTCTGATGCTGTTCCATCTTTTATTGATCGTGGAGAATGGCGTCTTTTTCGTGAAATTGATTCACTAGGTTTAAATAGATACGCTGCTTCTAACTTTAATATTGGCGATCCTTTTTTAAGTAAACCAGTAGAGACTGCTATTATTCGTAGTATTAACTACAAAACTGCAGAAGGAAATCGTATTCAACTTCTGCAAGCAACTAATGAATACATTACAGATTACTGGCCTGTACGTACTTCTGTAGGATCACCACGTTATTATTCTAACTTTGGATATGATAGAATACTAGTAGCTCCTACTCCTTCTTCAACCAGCAACGTTGAAATGGAGTACATTGTTAAACCAGTTTCATTAGCTGACAATAATCAGACAAATTACTTTACTGATTATGCCTCTAATGCTTTGCTGTACGCTTGTTTGATTGAAGGCTGCTATTACATGAAGAATCCTTCTGCAGTAGCCTACTGGGAAAAAAGATATACTGAAGAAGTTGCTGCTCTAAATAATGAAGCAAGACGCACTCGCCGTGATGATATGATTGTGGCAGCTAATCCTTCTGGCGGCGAAGATAATTTAATTAGTGGGACTTGATATAAATGTCTAGTACTTACACAACAAACCTACGTTTAGAAAAACAGGGATCAGGTGATAACGCTGGTAGCTGGGGTAATCGTTTAAATGATAATGTTATCGATCTTGTAGACCAAGCTGTAGGCGCTTATACATCAATAACGCTAACTGACGCTAGTCATACTCTGACTACTAATAACGGTGCTAGTGATGAAGCTCGTTCTGCTGCTCTCTATCTTCACGGTACTTTGACCTCTAGCGTTGATGTTAATGTTCCAGACAATATTGAAAAAGTTTATATTGTTCGAAACAATACATCAGGTAGCTTTGATGTAACTATTAAAAGTACATCAGAGACAAATGGCTTTGTTGCTCCACAGGGAACAACCTGTGTTATCTTTACTGATGGTGTCAGTGTTAACCCTGTAACTACTCCTGTAAATCAAACGACAGGACAACCTGCAACTCTTTCTGCTACTACTATTAATGTTCCTACTATTACCAGTGCTGCTATTAGTGGTTCTACAATTAATAATACTGCTATCACAGGTGGTTCAGTTTCAGGAACGTCTATTGTTGCTACAAATATAACTGCAAAATCAACAGTTACTTTTGAGTCTGTTGTCTCTGTTAGTGGCGCAGCTATAGCCAAGTTTGTTACTGCCAGTGTTAGCGGTGATCATCAGATTAACCTGCGTCAAAGTAATAACTTTTTTGTTTATACAAAAGGCGATGTTTCAATTCAAACTCCTTTAAATATAACTCAAGGACAGTCTGGAATAATTTACGTAATTCAAGATTCAGTTGGTTCAAATGATATTTCTTTTTCAGATGTTTGGAATTTTTCAGGAGGTGCTTCTATATCTCTCACACAATTAGCTAGTGCAGTAGATGGACTATCTTACTTTGTAAGAGGAGTTTCTGCTATTGATGTTGCTGCTCTAAAAGATTTAAAGTAAATAAATAAAAATGTCTACTGACTCTAGAACAGTTAAATACGAGTTTCGTCCCGGTATTACCCGTGAAACCACTCCTTATGCTGCAGAAGGTGGTTGGTTTGACGGTAATCGTGTTCGTTTCAGAGACGGTAAACCACAGAATATTAGAGGCTGGCAAAAAAGAAATGTTAGCACCTTTATAGGAACTGCTCGTCAAATAACAACTTGGTCAAGCTTAGACTCAACTAAATATGCAGCAATAGGTACTAATCATAAAGTTTACTTAGAAACTGGTGGTAGTTTTTATGACATTACTCCTATTGTAAGCATTGTTTCTGTAAGTGCTTGTTTTAATACAAGTGTGGGAAGTTTTGATGTTATTGTTAGTTTAACAGCGCATAACATTCAACAAGATAGTTATATTGAAATTGAAAATGCTACTACGGTTGGTGGTAATGTTTATTTTGACGGTGACTATCAAGTAAGTGTTGTAGATAATAATTCTTTTGAAATTACATATGTTTCAGCAGCAGCAGCAACATCTGTTAATGCAGGAAATGCTACAATTAATTACAGACTTCCTTCTGGTGAATTAAATGCAACTGGTGGTTCGGGTTATAATGCTGGAACATATAATGGTCTTGTTGCTGGTGCAAGTGTTCGTGCTTGGAACGTTCCAGCTACTTCAACAAATGTTGAATTTGATATTCGCAAATGGACATTTTCACCTTTTGGTGAAGACCTTCTTATCAATCCTTATCCTGAAGGCAGAATATATAGATGGGATGAAAGCAACGGAACAGGTACAGAAGCTGTTATCGTCAGCGCCGCACCCACCGTTACCAATGGAGTTATTGTAAGTCCAATCGACAGGCATGTGCTTGCTCTTGGTTCTACCGATCAGACAGGTGAGTTTGATCCTCTTTTGGTTCGTTGGTCTGCACAAGAAAACTATGATGATTGGACACCCTCAGTAGGAAATACTTCTGGTGATGTGCGACTAGCTAGTGGTTCTGAAATTCGTTGCGCTATTAATTATAGTAATCAGACATTAGTTTGGACTGATAAGTCTCTTCATGGAATGCAGTTTGTAGGTTCTCCTCTTGTCTTTGCCAGCACACAGCTTGGAGATAACTGTGGAATTATTTCAAGAACAGCGGCAGCAGAGATAGATGGCAGAGCTTTTTGGATGGGAGAAGGCAACTTCTTTATGTATGCTGGTCAGGTAAATGTCTTACCATGTACCGTTCGCTCATTTATATTTGATGATTTTAACTTTGATCAAAAAGAAAAAGTATATGCTGGTGTAAACTCTGAGTTTGAAGAAGTTACTTGGTTATATCCTTCTGCTGCGTCTAAAGAGTGTAATAAGTATGTTTCGTTTAGTCCTTCTCAAAACTACTGGACTTATGGTGATGCTATCTGGACAGTGTGGGAAGACTCAAACGTATTTGAGAATGTATTAACAGCGGGTGTTTCTGTTTCAATAGGAGAAACTCCTCCTAATTATGCTTATCTTTATAATAACGAACCTAACGGCGTATATACCGCAGATGGTGCTCTGTTAACCTCATTCGTTGAAAGCGGCGAATTTGATATCGGTGATGGAGACGATATAATGTATATAGACAGAATTATTCCTGACTTCATTGTTTCTGTTGGTACTTTGGATGTAAGTCTAATTACTAAATCACATCCTAGCTCAGAAGAAATAACGAAGGGACCGTTTGTTGTAAACAACACTACTACTCAGCTAAGGCCGAGAGCACGGGGGCGTACAGCTAAACTAAAAATAGCTACGTCTACGGCTCAAACGCAATGGAAATTTGGAACAGTCAGAATGGATATGATGGCTGATGGTAAGAGATAAATATGGCTCAGTTTCCTAACTTTCCCAGATTTCCATATAACTTTGATACTGTAGTTTCAGAAACTCTTTATCGAATTATAGGTCAGTGGGCAACTGCTCTGATAGAAACAAACAATCAAGCTGACATTCGTTTACAGCAGCGTAAAGTAGAAAAAGACGATGATGGAAGTATTGAAATACCCGGAAGAATAAACGTAGCAGACACTGGATCAGCGGTTACAGCTAAAGCTGGTGATATTAGATTTAATTCTTCTACAAATAAATTTCAGGGTTATAACGGAACAACTTGGCAGGATTTTCACTAATGGTTGGATTTAACATGAACATGGGAAACGCCGGTCTTCAAGTAGGTTTAGAAGGTGTTTCTGGAAGAATGCCTACTGGAAGAGCACCCACCGGAGGAGTGCCGAATATATCATCTATAAGCCCAGAGCAACGCACACGTATTATGGAAATGCTTGCAAAGATACGTGGCATTCAAATGGCTGAAGGAGGCGCTGCTGGTTTTCCTGATTTAAATAAAGATGGAAAAATTAGTTACGCTGATGTTCTCAGAGGACGCGGTGTAGAAATGGCTGGCGGCGGAATTGCTGATATTCCTCTTCATTATAGAAGGGGTGGTATTCTTGGAATGTTGGGACGCATAGCTGGTACAGTTCTTCTTACTCCTTTTCTTGGTCCTGTAGGAGCTTCCGCTGCTTCTAGCGCGGCTGTAGGTGTTCTTGAAGGCAAAGAGCCAGATGAGATACTTGGAGACGCTGCTATGTCTGCATTGTTCTCTTATGGCGCTGGAAAGATATTTGGTGGTGCAGATGGTATTGCATCAGACATTGTAGGAGATACAACGTTAGGAGAAACTGTAGGAGAGTTTGGAGGAGAAGAAGCTGCTTCAAGCTTAACAGGTACAAACATAACAAAAGCTGGCGAAGGTTTTTTTACGTCTCCTGAATACGCAGGAATAAGCGATCTTCCGCCTGTTCAAGGAGATGTAGGTGCTGATACTGCGTCGATAGTAGAGCCTACTTATCTACAGAAGTTAGGCGCAACTCCTATGTCAAATATTGCAATGCAAGCGGCAGGTGAAGGTATTAAGTATGCTCTTACACCACCCGAACCAGAACCTTTCTCTATGGAAGAAGAAGACCCGTACACTATTTCTCCTGCGGCACCGATGCAAAGGCGGCTAGCGCCAATAGGAAGCCGTACTTTCTTTAATCCTTATTCCTTACAACCCCAGCCGGTAATGGCTGAAGGCGGTCCTGCAAAGCTAAATGAAAATGATTTTGTTATTACTGCTGATGTTGTGTCTGACATTGGAGATGGTGATACGACTGCAGGAGCAAAGCGTCTTGCAAATGAACTTGGAATGAGTGCTGGTGGAGCCAACTATCAAAAAGGAAATGTAATTAACAGTGGTTTGCAGGGATTAGTTGGCGGTCCCGGTTCTGGACTTGATGATAAAGTTCAGGCTACAATAGGAGGACGACAAGCGGCACGGCTATCTCGTGGAGAGTTTGTTATTCCCCGTAATAAAGTTGCTGAAATAGGTGGCGGAAATATTACGAAGGGACACGAAAAACTTTATAATCTTATGAAGAATGTTCGTGAAGACAAGAACGGAACTCCACAACAGCCGGGGCCGCTGAGTAGGACGCTTTCTTCTATGATGGGATAAAATGCACAAAATAGTTAAGCTCGGTGCTGATATACTAAACTATAATCCAGTATTAGAAACAGATGAAGTAGACAAATTATTAGATAAAGTTATTCCTTATACTGGTGGAAGATATAATAAAGAGGACATAAAAGAAGCTTTACATGCAGATCAGATGCAGCTTTGGTTAGCGTTTGATGCGGTAAATGAAAAGATAGATGGATTAGTAGTTTCTCACTTTTGTAACTATCCACGTAAAAAAGTTCTTACTCTTCTTTTATGTTCAGGAAAGAATTTAGATAGTTGGTACGATCCAATGTTAGCTGATTTAGAAAAGTTTGCGGTTCTCAATAAATGTTCTTCTATTGAAACTGGTGGACGAAAAGGTTGGATTAAAAGAATGAAAAAAGATAATTATCATCAAAAGTTTTATTTGGTAGAGAAAGAGGTTTGTCATGGGTAAAGGGTCACCGCCGCCCCCGGCACCAACACAAACTCAGGTAGTTAGAAGCGAGATTCCTGATTTCTTCAGACCGTTTCTTGAGGACATCTTTCGACGTTCTTCGGCTATCTCTAAAGAAGCCTATATTACGCCACCAGAGAGAGGGCGTCTTCAGGAAGTAGGAGAACAAACTCTTGCTCCTGTTGATCCTGCCCAGCAAACAGCTTTAGATCGTTTAAAATCAACGGAGATGGCTGAGACAGGTATGGATGCTATTCGTGGTGGGCAGGGGCTTTCTCTTACAGGTAGCGATATAGCGACTGCTGGTGCTCAGAGAATAGGCGGTGAAGAACTAAGAGAGGCGATGAATCCGTTTCAGCAAGCTGTTACGGATATTGCTATACGAGAGGAACTGCGACGAGCAGAGCCGCAAAGACAGGCGATTCAGGCACAGGCGGCAAGGTCTGGTGCTTTTGGTGGCTCGCGTGGTGCTCTTCTTGAAGCAGAGTTTGAACGTAATCTTGGACAGCGCCTTGCTGACATTCAAACTACTGGAGGGGCTACGGCATTTGATCGTGCTACTCAGCGTCTTGAGCAAGAGCGTCAAAGGCAGATAGGTGCAGGTCAGGCTGTCTCTGATATAGGTGGACAGCTTGCAGGTCTTGGAGTACATGAGGCAGGTATTCTTTCTGCTGGTGTTGGTCGTCAGCTAGCCGCTGGTGAAGCGCAGCGTGGTCTGCAGACGGAAGCTATTGGTCGCGGTCTTGAAGAGTTTCAGCGTGAAGTTGATTATCCAAAACAACAGATTGGTTTTTATTCTGGTATTCTTCGTGGCTACCAGCCGCCTATGAACACATATAAAACAACAGCCGCTCCTTTTAGTGCCACTCAACAGATGCTTGGACAGGCTGCAGCGGCAGGTGCTCTTGGTAAAGGCTTCGGCTTGTTTAATGATGGCGGCATCGTAGGTCTTGCCTTTGGCGGTGCTCCGTCTCAGCAATACACAGAAAGTGTGGGAGACGATAAAGGACTAAGCAGCATGGTTGGTAATCCTGTTGCTTCGTATGCTCCCGGCGGAATTACACAAATTCATTCTGGACCTGACTTTAAAGTATTCTCTCAAAATTATCTGTACAGTTTAGCTGGCAGAGCTACACCAAATGATCCAAATACTTCAGCACTTATAAAAGAGTTTCAGAGAAGGCGTCTTCCCGTACCTCCTGCATTGGTCAAGAGCATGGCACAAGCACGAGCCAATGCTGGTCTTGGTAGTCCTCCTCCTGTGATTCCAGCGCCTACTGGTGTTTCTAAAAATACAACGAAACCTGATAGAAATATTCTTGGAGAGATTAAAGAAGGTTTTACTTCTAGTCTTGAAAGGATAGGTTCAGGATTTAATAATCCATTCGATGCAGAACTTTTTGCTAATATTAAGGCCGGTAAAGAGAAACAAGCAGCCTTTCAAGCAGAAGTCGAAAGAAGGCAAAGAGATTTAGGTGAAAGTGTTACTGAGTCTAGGAAAAAAGCTGCAGAATTAATTTATGGAAAAGGTGTTGGAGAGGTAGTTGGTTCAGGTCTTCCAACTTATGTTGCAAAAGGAACTGTAAAAGGCAGAGGTGCAATAGCTGCTGCTGAACAAGCTCAAGCAGCTAAAGTTGATAAAATAATAGAAACAGAAACTAAACGTTTGATTGAAGCGGGACTTGATCCAGATAAAGCAAAAGAAAGAGCATCGGCTATAGCTAAAGTAGATGTTAGTGCTTTGTCAGAAAAAGAGAGAGCAGCGGCTGTTGCTAAAGCTGTAGAAGATGGAATACTACAAGAAAAAGGTGCTGCAAGAAGTAAGGCTTTGAAAGACCAAGGATTAGGTTATGGTTCTTTTGGAGTTGGTCGTATAATGCCTCCCTCCGAAGACCGTCCTAAAACAGCAGAAGAAGCTGTTGAAGCTTTTGCACTAGACGCTGATCCTCTTTCTGAAATGGAACAAGATATAGAAGAAGCTAAACCTACTGCCGCTGATGCTCCTCCCGCTGCTGCTGCAGAACCTAAGAAAGCAGAAGACCTTACTGATTGGTTTGGTCTGGCTTCTGCTGCGTTGGCTGCTAGCACAGGGCGTGAAGAAGGTTTGACCAACGCTGCTAAACTATTGTCTCAGGTTAAACGGCCTGAAGATATTGAGCTTGCTAGAGCAACAGCACGCTATAGAGATGTTATTGGGCAGGCCGGTCTTATTGACTCAATATCAAAATCAACTAAAAGTAAAACTGCTCAAAGACAACTTCTTTTAGATATATCTAAGTTTAGAAATGATGTTCTTACTAAAGATAGAGAACTAGCTATTAAATCTTATGAGAAAATGCCAGACATGGCAAAACAGCTTCTGCTAAAAGATTTGTTTGGTGAAGATGCAGATGTTAAAAACCTTTCTCCAGAAGCTATAATTGATGCACAGAAATCAGCATATGCTCGATTCAGAACAACGGGTGGAGCAGCGGCTGGCGGCGTGATGCCAGATGATCTAAAAGATAGATACGGTATAACGAGCATTCAAAGGATTTAAAGAATGCCGACACTTGTTCAGTTACAGGGGTTAGGCCAGCTAGAGATACCTGATGAGTACAATACTCAACAGGTTCAAGATGCTATTGCTTTAGCTAATCTACAAGACCCTACTTTTCAGGCTATAGATCAAGAGCTAATAGGCATTAATAATCTTTTGTCTGAAATGGAAAGAGGTGGACTTACTCCTCCTAAGTTTACTCCTGCCTCTCAAGAAGCTGCACAAGTAAGTGATCAAGATCGTACTTATCTAGGTGAGATACTTGCTGGACTACGCTCTGGCGCACAGTACGCTGTTGGCTCTGGCTTGACTGGTATTGAGCGCATTGCAGAACGTGTTGGATTGGACCCTACTGGAGATGATGACGGTTGGGTTAGTCAAGCCGGTGATGCTCTTAAACAAGGCGCTCAAGAGATAAAAGCGTCTAAAGATAAAGAAACTCTCTTTAAATTTGCCAATGCTTTTGGTTCTATTTTAGGCTTTGCTGCTCCCGCAATAATAGCGGCTCCGATTAGTGGCGGGGCTTCTCTTGGTTTTGCGGCATCTCTTGCTGCTGGTTCTGGTGCAGATGAAGCTTTTGAACGTGCTAAAGAAGCTGGTGCTAGTGATGAACAGCTTACTCAAGCTACATTGTTTGGCGCTGGTGTTGGTCTGACTGAAGTACTTGCTCCTATCAAAGCAATCAATCGTATCAAAAAGATATACGGTGGTAAGACAGAACTTACAAATACTTTAGAAAGCGCAGTTCAAAAAATAGGAACAAAGCAAGCACAGCGTGGAGACTTGGCAGCTAACTTAGGTATTTCAGATAAACCGTTTAAAGAATTTGGAGTTCGTATAGCAAAGACTGCTGGACTTGAAGGTTCTCAAGAAGCGGTAGCTGCTATAGCTCAAAATGCTATTGAAAAATATGTTTATAATCCAGATAGAGAACTTCTTGATCCTGCGATCATGGAAGAAGGTCTGTATGGTGGTGCTGCTGGTGGAACTCTTGCAGGTATCATTGAAAGCTTTGGGCTTCGTAAAGCGCGTCGTGTTCGTAAAAAGTTTGACGAGTACACAAACTCTGAAGAATATAAAAATGTACGAAAGCAAGTAGAGGCGGATGTTACAACTTTAGAACAGGCTGAAGCAGCACAAGCTCAAGCTTTAGATGAAGGTAATCAGCAACTAGCAGACCAGTATCAAGCAGTTATAAACGATGCTACTGCGCGTGTTCAGAGAGCTAATGAACTTGTAACAACGTCAGTCATGGAAAATGTCTATGGCGGTCCTGAAGTTCTAGCTTATCTGATGGATCAAAAGCTGGAAGATGGTACTCCCATGTACGATCAGAACCAGCTAAACAAGATGACAAGCTCAGAACTGTCTGAAGTTTATGAACGTCATGTAAGAAATCCAGCAACTAAATATGAACGTGATGCTCGTGATCTTCTTAGTGTTACTCAAAATCCTGACACAGGTGCAGAGTTTACCTTTGAAGAGATAGAAGCTGTTTACGACAAAGCAGGTCCGCAGGGTGTTGGTCAACTTGGTGCATTTGTTGAAGAAGCTTACGTTCAAGAAGCAGAAGGAAAAGCTTCTCGCGGTGAAGTTGCTGAACGCATTCGACTAAGGACAGGCTATCAGTTTGGTGAAGCAAATCAGAATGAAGCAGTCAATGCAGTAGAAAATGATCCTTCACTAGACGCTAATCAAAGACTGCAAGTACGTTATAATCTTTTGTCTTCTATTAGAGAGGCGCGTAAGGCGGGCATCTCTAACGCACGTATCATGAAAGCTATTCGTGAGCGTAATACTGTTTTTGCTAATGAAGCAGTAAATAATGTTAGAAAGCTAATACCCAAAGAAGAAGCTGTAAAAAAAGCAGACCCTAAAAAACAACCTGAAGCAGCACCTGAAGCAGAACCTGAAGCAGAACCTGAAGCAGCACCTGAAGTAGCACCTGAAGTAGCACCTGAAGCAGCACCTGAAGCAGAACCTGAAGCAGAACCTGAAGCAGAACCTGAAGCAGAACCTGAAGAAGAGGTTGTAGTAGAACCTGATGTAACAGAAGAAGTAACACCTCCTGCCACTGGAACGACTACTGAAGGTGAACCTGATGCAGCACAAGAAGTAACACCTTCTCCCACTGGAACGACTACTGATCCTAACAAGCTACCTGCTCAAGAAAAACAACCTAATGCAGCAGCACAGCAAACCATTAGAGATATCAAAAAAGACTTTGCTAGAATTGTTGGTGTGTTTGGATCAGATCAGGAAGGCGCTCAAGATTTTGAAGCTGCAATAGAAAGTTTCAGAAGACCAGACGGAAGAGTAAATGTTGCAGCATTGACAAACTCTGGTGTGTTGGTTGATGCTGATGGATCAAACTTGTTAAGCGGTTATTCAAGGGCAAGAGCTAAACCTTACGCCAAAGAATTTAAAAACTTTCTAGATGCATATGCAAAAGGAGAAGTTGGTCAGTATCTTGGAGATGGTAACATTAAAGATGTAACGTCTTTTGAGAATGTTATGATTACAGATCAAAAGACGGCTACAGATGGCGTTGTCGATAGTGCTGCTATACAAAACTTAAAGAACGCTATTCTTAGAATGGTAGGACCAATAAGAGCGGATCGTGCAGAAGAGATAGCTATCTACATAGGTCAAGAAGCTAATAAGTATCTAGCTAGAAATACTTTAGGCGCTGCTACTATTAGATTTGATAAAGAAGGTGAACAGCCTTTTGTAAAAACTCCATATGGTTATGTAGAAGTTGGTGGAGATTATGATGGTCGTCAAGGTGTTCCAACAAGAATAGCTATTCAGACAACAAGTCTTCCCACCAGCGAACACGGTTTTCCTGAAAGCTTTAATGATTATTCAAGGCTTCTTGGTGTTACTTATCATGAAGCGTTTCATGCTGGTAAGCGTTTAGTTCTTACTCAGGATGATCAGGCGTTGCTCGACAGAGTTATCACGCCTGAGTTTGCTATCAGAAATGGAGTATCAAAAGAGTGGTTTGACGCTTATTCTCCAGAGCATCGTTTGGAAGAGGCACAGGCTCAAATCTTTTCTCTGTGGGCAGCGGGTGTTCCAATCAAAGGAATGCAAGCTCCGGTTAGACGGCGGCTAAAAACACTTAAAGATTTCTTTGATGCAGTGTCTAGCTGGGCGCGGGGCGAAGGCTTTATTAAGAAGATAGTTGACCTAGATGCTACATCAGAGATTGAACAGGTTAAAAAACTCTTTGAAGACTTTGATAGTGGTGAGCTAGCAAGACAAGCAGGACGTTTGGATGATCAGGCTCTGAAAAAGTACGCAGGTATAAATGCTGCGCCTAACTATGAAGCACTGGTAGGTGCTCCTATCAAGAGAACTCCGGGCTTTGGTGGCGTTGCTAATCCATTTAAAGATGGGTTCTTTAACAACTCCTTGCGTGATCTTGGTTTCATGGGTCGTCTTATTTCTCATCCCTCTGATCTAGCGCAGAAGAATCCACTGTTTCGTGCTTTCTATAACACGCTTCAGAAACGTGTACAGATACGTAACATTATTAAAGGTGCATCAGTTAAGATAGGTGCAGAACCTTTACGTGCTCTTAATCGTGATCAACGACAGCTAACGTCTGTAATGATTCAGCTTGCTAATAATGGTGAAGTTGAGCCAACGATAGACATTGAAAATGGAACTGTTGAAGTTTCTATACCACAAACAAGATATGATGGAATAGAAGCTGAATACGGAACAGAAGATAGATTTTTGTCTATGCTTGGCGTTGATCCATCAACAGTTTCAATACAGAAAAGAGAAGAAGGAGTTACGTTTACCCTGTCAGGTCAGCCTGAAGTTGCTAATGCTGTAGCTGGTGTACGTTCTACTAGTAATTTTCTTAGTAATAATTTGTTTACCTCCATTCTTCACTCTTTCATAAACGGCAGAGAACTGAAAGAGTCTGGTCTTGCTGACATCATTCGAACTGTAGATGATGCTGGACAACCCGCTGATTACAACAATGTAATTGCTGATCTTCGCAAGTTTTTAGATGTAGATAATAATCCATTCTTAGAAAGAGTTAAAGAAGACGACGGAAGTTCTTATATTAGAATAAAAGATAGTTTTAAAAACGCAACGATAGAAGAAAAGAAAGCAGCATTTCCGGGGCTAAAAGAAGAGTATTTAGCTAAACCTGAAAAATTTGAAAAATTAAATGATGCTATTCAACTTGTTCAAGAGCTATTAGCAAGCAGAAAAGACGGTTATTTTCCTAACTATCGTTATGGCGATACTGGTATCATAGTAAGAAATAAAGACGGTGATGTTGTATACTTTGAAACTGTTTCTTCTACTTTCTTAGATCGCTTTGGCTCAAGAAAAAAGGAAAGGCTGAACGAAATTCGTTTAGAACTACAGGCTCAGTATCCGGGCATGACTGTAAGTGATCCATTTAAAATTGAATACGATAAAAATAAGAAAACATTTAGAGGACTTAAACCAGAAGAACAGGCTGCACTGCTTGAGTCCTTAAACATTCTTGAAGAAATAGCTTTGAGAAAAGCAGGAACTACTTCAGACGATGCTAGTACGCTTATAGATGAAATTGCTAATGGTCTTTTTAAAAAGCGTATTAATAGATTGATACAGCCACGGCAGAATATTCCGGGTTACATCAATTCAAGAAATAACGATGGTGCCTATCTTCTTGATTCTTTTGTTAGGTCTATCGATACTACAGCAAACACTGCCTCTTCTTTGTTTACAGAGCCTGAACTTTTTGGAAGCTTGACTGATCTAGAAGCTGCTAGAGGTACTCAACCTAAGTATCATGATAGAGCTAAAGAAATATATGATTATGTAAATAATCCAAGAAACGAAGCTCCTATGGCTCGTGCCTTTGCTTTCCATATGTTCCTTGGCTTTAATGTTTCATCTGCTCTAGTCAACTTGACGCAGACTTTCCAAGCTACCTATCCTGTTCTAGGTGCTATTACCGGATTGGGTAGCGGCGGTGTGTATGTTGCGAAAGCTCTAAAAGATTCATCTGCTTTGTACGGCAAGATGCTTGGATCAAAAGACAAACCTTCAGTAGGTGAGTACGGCTTCTCGTTCTTTAAAACTACGACGGCTCCTGATGGTACGGTCAGCGTCGAAGTAGACATGGATAAAAAACCTGACTCTGTTACAGAAGAAGAATACAGGTATCTGGCAGAGCTATTTAGAACTGGTGTTATTCAGCCGATTCAGAACATTGACTTGGGCGCGGCTCGTCTTCAAGAGCTAGATGTCAGGCGTGGTGTTGCTCCTGTGCTTAACGCTTCTGGCTATGCTTTTGGTGTTGTCGAAAACACTAACCGTATTGCAGCGGCTCTCGCTTTCTATCGTGCTGCTAAAGACCCCAAGAACCGTAAGAACTTTGAAGCATTCGTAAGCGGCACTCGCTTTGGTGATCAGGATGTCTCTGGGTTAGACACTGAAGACTTTGCTAAACTGATGGGAACAATGGGTGTCGAAAAGACACAGTTCTTCATGGGCCAAGAGAACCGTCCTGCTATTATGCAGGGTCCAGTTATGAGTGTTGTAACTCAGTTTCAAAGCTTCCTGTATCAGATGGTTGGAATGTACGGTGACGCGCTCTTCAAGTCTCTGAATGGACGTATGGATGCTATTCCAGAGCCTCTTCGCCCTGCTGCACGTAAGATAGCTATGAAGCAGTTAGCAGCCATGACGCTTTCTATGATGGCGTTTGGCGGTGCTATGGGTCTTCCGTTTATGGAAAATCTAAAAGAGCTTATCAAGTTCTTTACAGAGCAGTTTGGTGATCAGGTCGGAGAAGACTTTGAAGAAGAGCTTCGGGTAACTCTTGGCGAAACAATGGGATATACGGCAACTGATGCGCTTCTTCGCGGTATTCCTAGAATGCTGGGTGCAGACGTATCGCGTCGTACTGGTTACGGTGATGTTGCTCCAATACGATTGTTAATGGGTGGCGATCCTGTTGACTTTGCTGGTCCTGCTATTTCTCGTGCAGTAGACATGGTAAAGGGAACAAAGGAAGCTTACAACAATGGTGATCTTCTTGGCGCTGCTGTTGGCGTAATGCCTATCGCTGCACGTAATGCTTACGATGCTCTAGTAAAAGAACCATCAGTGGGTACGTTTACGGCAAGAGGACAGCAGCTATTACCTGCAGATTCTCTGTCTAGAACAGAACGTCTTATGAAAACATTTGGATTTACGCCTACTACTGTATCCCGTGCTAGAGAAAGAAGAGGTCTTGAGAACTATCTGTCTTATCGTTCTAAGGTAGGCAAAGATGTTTACACAAATAGAATGTCTAAAAATCTAGGTGCTTATCTAGCAGCCGCTCAAAGAGGCGACGGTGACTCCGCCGCTAACTTCCTAGCTAAATATTACACAGACTTTCTGCACACTATGCAGCATGACTTTGATAATATTATGGAGCCTTCTCGTCAGTATCGAATTAATCCGAAAACGCCGATGAACCGAGTGATGCGAGCAATGGAACCATTTGGCTACAGTACCGGACCCCGTGTTCCAAAAGCAGTGCGTCCTGAACTGCTTACTCGTATTCTTGGAGAAGCAGCATACAGCGAATAAGATATTGACACTGATATAAATTGACTATATAAAAGGAGTATTTCCTTCTATAGGGTTAGTTTTATTATGTCACTGCCAAAGTATAGTGTGTATGTGGGCTATGACTCTCGTGAACAAGAAGCCTACGATGTCTGTGAGTTTACTTTAAAAAAGTATAACGGTGTAGATGTCGGAGTTTATAAACTAGATCATAGAATGCTTCGTCGTTACAACTGGTTTTCTCGTAGGTGGCTCATCGATGAGGATGGTCAGTACTGGGACGAAGAAGATGGTAAGCCTTTTTCTACAGAGTTTTCTCACTCTCGTTTTCTAGCTCCCTACATGGCTAAATATCATTGCGCAGAAGATGGTTGGATTCTTTTCTGCGACTGTGACTTCATGTTCAGAGCACCGCTCAATAGCCTGTTCGAACAGGTTGACGATAAGTACGCAGCAATGTGTGTCAAGTTTGATTTCACTCCTAAAAAAAATAAAAAGAAGATGGATGGCATGGTTCAGAGTGCTTATCCAAGAAAGCTCTGGTCTTCTTTTGTCTTGTGGAACGTAGGACATCCGTCCAATAAACCTATCCTTGATCCTATTAAAACTAATCAAGCTACGGGTGCTAGTCTACACTCTTTCAGTTGGTTGAAAGATGAGGAGATTGGTGAGATAAACGAAGGATGGAACTTTATTCCGGGCATCTCTGTTAATACCGAGAAAGCAGAACAAGAAGGCGTCAACATCAAAGCTGTTCACTTTTCTGAGGGCGGTCCTTGGTTTCCTGAATACAAAGAAGTTCCATTTGCCGACGAATGGTTTAAAAACTACAAAGATGCTTTGTACTTAAAGACAAGCATTATCTCTTCTAAGGGCAGCTTATAAGATGACATCGAAAAAAGTTACTATTGTTTCTAGCTTTCACGTAAAAGATTGGGAAGTTTACGCTAAGAATTTTGTTGAAAGCTTTATAGACAAATGGGAAAGCACTATAGAGCTTCGGCTTTACTATCATAACGGAGAACTGCCTGAAGACGCTCCTGATGCACCAAACGTTTCTTACTTTTCCTTAGACAGTGATGAAGACCTCACAACTTTTAAGAACGATAATGCTGAGTATAACGGTAAAGAACCTAACGGTGGCTACAACTACCGTATGGACGTGATAAAGTTTTGTCACAAGGTTTTTGCTATTACAAACTCAGCATTTGCTAATGAAAAGATGGGCCTTGAAAATGAGGGTGGTTATCTCGTATGGCTAGATGCAGATACTGTATCAAAAGATTACATGAGTTGGTCGGACATCGTAAACTTTGCTGCACCTAACGAAGAAGCAGAAGTCGTACATCTAGGCCGCACTGCTATCGACTACAGTGAAACTTCTTTTCTGTCCTTCAATCTAAACTCTACTCGTACTCTTGAGTTTCTATCTGACTTTCGTGGAATGTACACGAGCCATGAAGTGTTTGGATACAGAGAGTGGCACGATGGCTTTGTCTTTACGCGCTTGTTGAACATTCATGAAGAGCATGGCTTGAATGTTTACAACATGTCGCCTGATTGCACTGATCTAAATGCTTTTGCTACCAGCGAGCTTGGTAAGTTTTTGGAGCACAAGAAGGGTAATCTAAAGTATAATAAACAAGACCAAGCAAATCAGATACCTGCGATGCCAGTGGGTCCGCAGCGATATGCTTATATTAATTCTCTTGTTGCCTTTTATGAAAGAAAAAATCTTCTTGAAGTAGGAACGTGGAATGGTGATAGAGCTATACAAATGGCATCTGCAGCGTTCGCTAAATCGGATGTTGTTCACTACACTGGTTTTGATCTGTTTGATTATGCCACAGAAGAAACGGATAAAGCAGAACTTAATACGAAAGCACATCACACTAAAGAACAGGTTGAAGAAAAGCTAACTGAGTTTGCTAAAAAGGCAAAAGAAGATGGTAAGACTTTTACTTTTTGTCTGTATGCAGGAGATTCAAAAGAAACTCTAAAGCTGATACACGACACAGACTTTAGCAATACTCATAATATTCACCCTGACTTTGCTTACATCGATGGAGGTCACAGCATACAGACGTGTTCTTCAGACTATGAAATGCTGAAGCATGTTCCGTTTGTGATCATTGATGACTACTTTACTGCCGATGAAGAGGGTAAAGAAGTTGATTTAGAAATGTGTGGCACAAACCACGTATATGACAATCTCATAGATGACGCCGCACGAAAGAAAATTCTGACATCAAACGATAGAGTTCTGGGCGGCGGTATCACTAATCTTGTAGCTGTTCTTCATACTGACAAGCTGCCTGATCTTCCTGAGATGACGCTTTCTCCTGTACAGAACCGTACTCCCATCAAGGTAACGCCTCACGATTCAATGCCTGATGAATATATTCAGGAGAGTATTACAGCTAATAAAAATAAAATAAAAAGATGGGTCAAGCAAGCAGGTGCTCCAAACAACGAGCATATGTGTATTGTTTCTGGTGGTCCCTCTCTTAAAAAGAATATAGATAAGCTAAAACAGATAGTGGCTGAAAAGCGTTCTAAGGTGGTCTGTGTTAAGCACTCTCTTCCGGTGCTGGTCAAAAAGGGCATCATCCCTTGGGGGTGCATTGTGCTCGATCCTAGACCGATTGACGGGGTATCTACGCACGGCGTAAAGAGGCGTGATCTCTTCAAGAATATTCCTGAAAAGACAAAGTTCTTTGTTGCGTCGATGACGGATGTCACTGCTGTTGATTACATTCTAAGTAAGACTGACAATGTTTACGGTTGGGATGCGTTCTCTCAGGCTATTCAGAATTGGCCGCTTCTCAGAGATACTATGTTGATTGCAGGTGGAACGTGTGCAGCTACCAGAGCTATCGGTTTGTTTCATGTTCTTGGTTTTCGTAACTTTGATCTGTTCGGCTTTGATGCCTGTATTGAAGGAGAGCCTGAAGACAAGGAAGAGCTTCTTGAAAGCGGCAGTCCTAAATGGATTAAGGTTGGCATTGGAGAAGAGAAAGAGAAGTTCTGGGTCACGGGTGAGTTGCTAGCGATGGCTCAGGACATGGAACAAATGCTTGATAATAAATCAGTGGACATGACGCTGAACATGCATTGTGGTGGACTAGTAAACGCTATATGGAAAGACCGAGTATCTAACGGATACATTAAACCTCATTACACGGAGATACTGAATGTCTGATGACAATATCGTTGATTTTCCTAGTAATTTTATAGCTCTTCCTCCTAATAAAAATACTGACGAAGGTCTTGATGAACAGGCTCACGCTACTGTAGTTGAGTCTATGAACAAGATTTTTGAAATAGTGGCAGAAAATGATAAAATAAAGGGAGGCGTATTTCTTGCGTTCGAAGAAGATGGATCAATGCACGATTGGTTTTTCGGAGCATTGACTGTAAGCGCCGTATATATTCAACTTGATAGAATTAAACAAGATTTAATAAATACATTAGACATAATGGACTAATATATAATAAAAGCATGACAAGGAGATTTAGCTATGGAATGGGCTATTATGACATTCGGTGGAAAACTGTGTTGTATTTTTGCTTCGGGATGCGGTGGATTAGCAAACGTACTTACACAGAAAAAATGGAATTTAGGAGCTATTAAAGATATTTTAATTGCAATTATCGTTGGATGGATTGCAGCAGAGTTTCTAATTCCTGCAGCCATGAGCCATTTTAAGTTTAATGATCAAGTTGCTATTGGTTTGGCCTTTGTTATTGGATATTGTGGCATACGCCTTCTTCCTAAAATTGAAGAAGCGCTAATGAATAGAATTAAATAAAATGGAAGGGGCGATTGATTTACGTTTGGTCATAACTCTGGGCGGAATACTGTTTAGTGTTGCAGGGGCATCCGCTGTTGCAAAGATTCAGATTAAACAATTAGTAGATAAACTAGAGGATGTAGAGCAGCGTTTAAGAAAGATGGATAGTAATTATGACAGGCTGCATACCTCTACAGAAACACAAGAACAAAGAATTAGTGTATTAGCTAAACTGGCAAGTCCAGAAAATCTCAGGCGTGATCACATGCAGTTATCTGAAATACTAACAACTATAAAAAACTTAGAAAAAAGCTATGATAGGCTCTATCACATGCACAATGGCGCACATCCGCCTGTGTCAGATACAAGAAAGGCAGACTAATGGTTTTAGGTATTGCAGATTCCGTAATCGGAGTTGCCGGTAAAGTTTTAGATAAGTTTGTAGAAGATAAAGACCTACGAAAAAAACTAGATCATGAGCTAAAAACACAGTTAGTATCTCTTGATCTTGCTCAAGCACAAGCGAACATAGAACAGGCGAAGCATCCCTCTCTCTTTGTCAGCGGAGCTAGACCAGCTATCATGTGGATATGCGCCTTTGCATTAGCGTGGCAGTTTATCATAGCTCCGATAGCTAGCTGGGGCTTTGCTATCTGGTATCCTGTTATCGAACTTCCTGCACTGGATACACAAGCACTCATGACGCTTCTTATGTCTTTACTTGGACTTGGCGGAATGAGATCATTTGAGAAAATGAAAGGGGTTGCTAGAGAAAACTTGAAAAAGTAATATCAGTATCTACATTTCATCTGCGAATGCTTATAGTAAGGTTCGCATTAATCAATGCTAAATAAAGAGGTTGATATGTATATCAATTATTTTTCTACTATTACCCCTTATGACTACTCTAATTACTCAGAAGCCTTTGTTAAAAAACATAAAGAGGCTTATAAGGTTTCAGAAAGAGTTATGAAGAAATATAAAGAAGCGGCGATAGAGCAAAAGCTAGAAACACTTAAATTTCAGCGCGATGCTCTTGATGAAGAAATTGTAAAGTTAGAAATGCAGCTATATGATGTTACCGAAAAGCAGGACCATAAGCCCAAAGAGCAATAGAATGCTTTTCATTATATAAAACTGGCTTCACACGATGCCAAAGAAAAGAGGGGAAGACAACAATGCTTCCCTTCTTTTTTAATTCAGGGCAGTCAATGATACGTTTCTGATAACTCTTGGACGGCTTGCCCCAGCTAAACTGAAACTCACCGCCCTCATAGTCATCATTTAAAGATACAACCAGCGAAAGCTTTCTAACTTTTGCGGGGTCGAATGAGTTCTCTATGTCCGTGTGCCAGCCGTAGTGACCCCTCTCATAGTACGTAGAGAACTGCATAACTTCTACTGAGCCTATATCGAAGTTCCAGCCAGCTTCTTGATTGGCAAGAATAATGCACTTGTAAAATACTTCAGTAAGTTCTGGATTATTTATCCAAGCTACCCTGCTATTTCTAACAGTTGTCTTTAAAGTATCTTTATTTACAAAACCATATTCATGATTTGTTTCTTTACCGAGTCGAACAAGATTGTCGCAAAACTCCTCTGACAGAGCACTCTCACTTTTCCAAACTTCTTGAATATTCATTGAAATAACTTTCTTTCAACGTACTCATAGTTATCGCTCTCTTCATTACGACTAAGAACAATAGCACCATTTGACGTGTGAAACTTTTCTGCCACCTCTGTCTTGGGACTAAGAGTTACAAAACGATCTACTGAAGGTCTGTGATTTTTTATGTCGTAATAGATATCAAATAGTATTTGTCTACCTGCTCCACGCGCATAGGACCATAAAGTATAAAAAACAGCTATGTTTCTAGTATTTTCTTTTACAGAAAAGTTAGACAGTTCTTCAACTGTTTTGGGAACTGAAGAGCACATTGCGGTACAGCAAGCTGCTTCAATGTTTCCATTAAAATCATTTAAAAGAACGTAACCGTGTCTGTCCTCTGATGTTCTAAAGGCATAGCTTAACTCAGGACGAACAGGATCGTCGTCAATAACCCATGCCGTTTTCTGAGTTAAGCTAACTAATGCCATAATTTATTATACTCCGCAGCTTCCACCGTGTCCAGTAATGTCGCATATGTCATGCGTCTCGACACTCTCTTCAAACTCTTCACCCAGCTTATCTACAGCCTCAGAGTAGGGAACGGATGTCAAAGGTTGCCCACCCCTACAACCGTCTGGATATACCGTGAAACCACGTAAGCGGTGAGCATAAGAAGCAAGAGTTTCAGAAAAACTATCGACGGTATCTTCATTATTAAGTTTAGTTCCCCACTTAGGAAGATTAATAGTACTACTGATGGACATATCGACATAGTCTTGAACGTCAGCTTGAAACTTCATACGACGTTTATAGTCTTCTGCCAGATCAAGAGCGGACTCAATCTTATTAGGAGCAACACCATAAAGATCAATGATCTCTTGCGCTGCACTGTCTACCACATACTGATAGTGCCAGCGATTGCCTCCCTTTAGATACCTGCGCTTATACGCCACTGCAAATATAGGCTCAACACCAGTACTGGTGCCAGCCAGTATGCCAATGCTTCCGGTGGGGGCGATAGCCCGATTAGCCACAGGACGAGAAATTGAAAGGCTATCAGCCAGTGAACGACTAGTATTGTCGCTGACGCCTTTATAGACGGCCAGCCACTTGTGAAGACCATCAGTGACTTCATACTTGTGTCCTCCTTTGATTAACCATTCATGCATACCCATCAGGCCAAGGCCCAGCCTACGGTTCTTCTCTCTAACTCTATATACCTTTTCGTAGGGAAGCTTGGCTCTGAGTGTGCCACATAACAGAAACTTAGTAGCAAGCTCTACACAATCAGAAAAATCTTTCAGGTTATCAATACGTCCCATATTAATAGACCCAAGATTGCACACGTCACTATCATCCTCAGATGTAACCTCCGTACAAGCGTTCCGTAACGTCTCATTTTCCTTCTCGAAGAAATTGAACGAGAACCCCGGTTCGGCGGTAGATAAGGCTTGTCTAACATTCTGCTTAAAAGTACTCCCAACATCTCCTGTCCTCCAATAATTAAGTAACCATTCTGTATCATAGTTTACACTGATGTTTGTCATATCAAGAGGAGCAATAAAATTAAAGTCCTGCTCTTTAACCTGACCAATACTAAAGCCCGTGTCTCCTACTGGCATATCGTACCAGTTTTTGCTAGTAAGAAATTTGTCTACATCAGGATGCTTCCAGTTTAAGCTAGCATAGATAGCAGACCTACGACTACCGCCCTGCATAACCCTGCGACCAATCTCGTTGACCATCTGCATCTTTGGAATAGGACCAGACGCTAGTCCACCTGTACCGTTTAGAAGACGGCCTTCTTCACGATAAACAGAGTAGTCTACTCCAATGCCGCCACCTGTCATCAGGCACGACTCAGCCTTCCAAGAGATGTCTGCCCAATTTTCTCTGGTGTCTTCCTCTGCACGTAGAAGATAACAGTTGTTAAAGAACTTGTTATCACGACCAGCATAATAAAGATATCGACCACCCGGAATAAATTTAAGGTCAGTGATCATACGTTTTAGCTCATCTTTATCATCCTTGGACAGATAATCCTGACACACGTCATCAACAAGAGTTGATGCTAGTGCATCCCAAGTCTCACAACTATGATGAGCATATTTATGTTTGAAGATATCTTCGCTGAATTTTGAGCGAAACATGGGGTTTTCATTGCTACGAAACGTAGCCATGTCAGTTCTCCTTTATGTTTAGAATTAGTTAGGGGGTAGGTCTTAGAGAGAGATTTGACCGCACTACATAGATATGCTTACTACCGTACTCTTCTTTTTCAACCCAAGCACGTACATTAGTATATCCCTTCTTTGACCAGAACTCTTCTATATTGCTTACAAGCTGATTAGAAGCACTACGAGAAGAAAGATAATCATGTTTGGGGTTGGGTTGAACTATATATTGCACTGAGTAAACTCCTTTCGTTAAGGCCGGACAACCATATTAGCAGCGCCGCAGCGCGCTAGCAAGAAAAAAATTTTCTACAGGTTTTTCAACTTGTTAGACAGTTCTTTTTGATCCAAGTCTACAATCTGATTATAGAGAAGATCAAGATACCAACGAGCTTTAGCTATGTCTTTCTTTGGATTATCTTTATAAGCATATCTCCAAAGATACTTGAGAATATTTCCTTTGAGATAGCCAAGAAACTCTACTTCTGACATGCTAGCTTCGATGGCTTTAATAGCTTCAATACCACTACGGTTGTAGTGTGCCGGTCTTGAAACTTCATCATGTTTTTCGTTAACAGGATTTGTCATGTATAAGATAGAATCCTCTCCATCTTTTTCTGCTTCTATTAACTCTTTCCAATGTTCATACTTCATTTCTTAATCCTTTGAAGCGTTGATTAACACGTTAATTCTACGATATGGAAACTCAATATCACCGTCAACAACTTTTTTATAATACCTTCTCGCATAGTCTGGATCGATACCCGCTAGCTCACAGATAGGCTCGAAGGTAGAAGCAGTGACGCACGAAGGTACACTAAACCATTTGTGCGCTGCTCTTCGATTATTAACGGATTCAGTAGGCTCTCCTTCATATTTTTCTTTGGTAGCGTCTAACAAGCTTTGAATGAAGACCGCAATAAACATCATTCTTTCAGGACTAGATGGAGAACTTTTTGTTTCATCTGTTTCAATGTTTGAATAATCGAAACCTAAGTCACTCCAAGAAAAATCAAATCCTTCTTCATTAAGAGATGATACGCTTACGAAGAACTCTTCTTGCGCTTCCCCTTCTTTCTCAACCATTCTTTCGGCACCACTTTCTCAGCCCAGATAAATCCATTCTTGTCACACCATTCCGCTACAGTCGTTTTACTCTTCTTAGATATTTTAGCTTTAGGTGACATAAGAAGTATTCGAATATCCAAGCCGGGATTACAATCACGGACGTATAGCATTTTCTGTCTGTCTTCTAGATTAAACCAGCCCTTACACTCTACTAAGACACCATTAGGAAGAATAAAATCTGGAAGATAAGTTCTGTTCTTTGCAGGTACTATGTACGGAATAGTGTAGGGTTCAAACTCATACTCTACACTTCTCTTTTCTAAGTCTTCCGCTACAGTTTTTTCAAAGTTTGATCTAAACTTTCCCTTTCTATTTCCATAACGATTATTGTTCAACAAAGACTTCTTCGACATTCGGTTCTCGTTCTACGACCGTTAGAAACCTAGTACCATTCGAATACTTAAAAGCTCTGAGATTAGGCCAACACTTACTTTTAAACTGACAGTATGAGCACCCAACTGCCAGCTTTCTATTACCAGACTTTCCATCTTCTTCATCCCAATAACAAAGATCAGGAGGCGTATCCTTCGATAAAGCTTCTTTAAGATCAGCTATTCTTTTCATTGGATCGATCATTTCTGATCGACTAAGCTCCATCGTAACTAACTCTCCAGCCTGTTTATCCATAACGACAAAGGCTGCACGATCATCCTTTTTCTTTTCAGCATAGGCACTTATCTGAGCGATATAACCAAACGGATCGTCAAAGAAAATATTTTTATTTTTAAACTTAAGAAGAGAACGGCCTGAAGCTGATTTGAAATCAACTAGAACTCCGTCAATGCGACCGTCTGAATGACCTTTTACACCTTCTATATCGTGCTCTTCTTGTTGACCAGTAACGGAATGACCAGCGGTTTTTACGAGTAAGACAAGAAGCTCTTCGATGATAGAGCCGTAAAGAAACTTGAGGAGAGTAGAGTAAGAAAAGTTCTCTGCTTTAGCATCTTCTCTAGCAGCGTACCATAGCTGACGCATAGGCTTGCCTATAGAAGACATTCGAAGAACTTCTCTCTTCCCATCCACTTCTGTCTTAGAGCGAGTGAGGGAAGCCACAACAGCTTCTTTGATGTTCTCAGCGAACTCTTCCAAATCTTTTTCAGAAGGTTCTATACCTTTATCCCAAAGGGACTTGAGATCATCTTCAAGTGTATCAAAGCTGGCGGTCATAGTGGCTTCCCTCTAGTGGACGGAGTGAGGTAAGGAGAAAGAAAAACCCTCACTCCGTCCGGTACGCACTGCTTAAAAAGGAGCGGCTTCTTCGACGTAACCGCCGTCAACAGCGGCGAAAGAACCACCACTGTCACCTGCACCTTCGTACTCTACAAGACTAACTACCTGAACACCCTTCAGATAGAAACCGTTCTGTCCTTCACGCGGACCACGCTTATAAGGGGACACGTCAAACAGAACGTTTACATCAGACCCGTTACCAATAAGCTTGGTCATCGGATTTGTCTGAGCATCTACGACACGGGGGCGTGGATTGTCTGAGCCATTCTGACTCTTGGCGTAGTTACGAATTGTAACGTACCTTCCACGCTGACCCGAATAGGGCTTACCTTCGATGACTTCATCAGTCTTAACATCCATGCCAAGGTCTTCGGCAAGCTTGATGTTACGTTCGTCAAGCTGACCAACGTCAATAGAATAACGATAATCATCGGGGTTGAACTTGGATGCTTGGGGCTGATAGACTTTTGCCCAAAAAGCTTTTCCAGAGATCACTGCCATTATTTTAAGTTCCTTTTATGAGTTTCGGTTAGATTCGTTTAGTTTCGGTACTACTCTTACTACTAACTTGCGGAGGAGCATAATTGGCCTCCGAAGCAATGTCAAGAAGTTTTTTCGGCTGCTGCAAATTTTTTATCTCTTTAATGTAGCAATCCGATCTGACGATATATTCACTTCTTGAAAACTTTTCGCCTTTCTTATAAAGCTTGGCTGTCTTCAGATAGTCCTCTCGGCTATCGTAACCGACAATCCAACCCTTACTTCTGTCTTTCATGATACGACAAAATACATAGTAGTCGCACCGTTGATTAGGATTAAGAGCGGATAGGTTAACTTCATACCAATCAGGGGGCTTGTGCGGTGTTGGCTTACTTTTAACTTCTAGCCGCGTACCGTCCTGTAAAATTATATCATATTCGTAGGTGTTATAGGTATCGCAGTTGAGATACTTAGCCACCATTGCTTCACCAAGGAAACCATACTCGTTATGCTTTCCCTGTGTAATAGAGTTTCGAAGCTGGCCCATCTCCATCGACTTATCGAATGCAGACTTTCGCATCTCGTCTGTTATTTCAATCTCTATCATTAGTGTGTCTCAGCCCAGTTAAAACCAATCTTTGCTTCGCTATCCAGCGGACAGTTTACCGACAGACTTTCTTCTGTTTGTTTCGTAGCCTGATGAGTGAGCTTGGAAAACTCCTCTGCGTCTTTCAGGTGAACCTCAAACTGAACTTCATCGTGAACATTTGCTACGGGTTGAGCGTCAAGTCCTTTGACCTTAACCAACGACATTATCTGTGTCAACCAATCTTTACAGATGATAGCACCGGCTCCCTGAAGAAGAGTGTTAACGGAAGAGTGAGAGCTACGAACATGAAGATATCTTCCGTCCAGAGCTTTCACTTTATTAGATCCTTCAGCTTCTTCCATTACTTCGTTTCGCCACTTCGAGAGCTTGGGCATCTTTTCGAGAAAGCTGCCAATCAGTTTCTGTCCTTCTTCAAAATCTTTACCGACAATGCTTCCTATCTTTGCCGCTCCAGCGCCATATAAGAAGGCGTAGATAAAGGTCTTGGCATTGTCCCTAGTAGGTAGACCAGCCATCTTCTGATTGGCTGTATGAATGTCCCCCTCCAGTATCTCACGAGTATAGTCATCGTCTTTAATGTAGTGAGCTAGGCAGCGAAGTTCTAAACCAGAACTATCAGCACCAACCAATCTATAATTTTCTTTATCTTCTACTGTCCAACAACTTCTGCATTCAGTTCCGTAGGGAGAGTAGACTGCTGGAACTTGAGCCATGTTAGGACTGTTGTGCGTCATTCGATTTGTTACTGCACCGATAGTTATAACTCTACCGTGAACACGGTTGGTTTCGGCATTGACTACCTTTAACCAAGAGTTGATCTGAGCCTCTCTCTTTTTCAACAACATATAACGAAGTAGCTGCTTGGCTTCAGGAAGTTCACACTCTCCCAAGGTCTTTTCATTAACAACCGGGTTGCCGCTTTTCTCAGTAAATTCAGTAGGTTGCCACCCACGCTTCATCAGTCGGTCAGCTATTTGTTGTCGGCTTTGAGGATTGAACGGAACAATTTTATCTTGTATTCTTTTACGCGGTAAAATTGTAGGTTCAAAAGTTTCCTGCATTTCTTTTTCGATTTTGAACGACTCATCATTCAATTCACAAAGAAGAAGATTTGCTTCTTTTGTGTCTATATAAAATCCATTATCTTCCTGAATGTTTATAGCTCTTCGAACTGCGTGTTCCAGATCGACGCTGCGTTTAGAAAAGTCTGAGGCGTGGCTTGAAAAATGAGTGTAGAGTTTTTCAGTGATGTCTACGTCTCGTTTACAATAAGTTTCCATACTTTCGGAATAGCCTGACCAATCGTGAAAGTCGATCTTAGCTAAACCGAAACGCTCTCCCCATTCAGCAAGAGAGTGTCCCTTATCGATGATAGGATTGTGTAACTGCGATAGCAGAAGCGTATCGACTACCTTACCGTAAGAGATATTTGATTCTAACAATCGATTGACAGTTGGTAGATCGAATGACATTCCATTATGCATGATGATCTTATCTGCGCTCTGAAGATAAGGGACAAGCATAGTGATAGGTTTGCCATTCGGTCCACCAAACACGACATGTGAGTTCGCGCCTACTTCTTTACAAACGGCGACGTGAATCACGGTAGCGTTTAGATCGTCCGTTTCTATGTCAAGTACGACCTTTTTCATGGTTAGTGTTCAGTAAATTCATCAAGATTTTTTATTGATCCATTTAACTCTAACTCTTTTTGTTTTGATATTTTGTAGTCATGACACCATTTTTCTCGATACCAACGTGACCCGAATGCTTGAGCTAGGTTGTTAGCTAGTTTATCCATCTTTCCTAGATCATCTAGTTCAAGGGTATAACATTCAGACATGTAACGTAAACACTTCAGTAGATGGTTAGTTACTTCCAACAGAAGTTCTTCTTCTTTCTGATTCAGCCTTGCCATTGTTAGCTATCTCCTCTTAAAGATTGTCAATATCAACTACAGGAGTGAAGTCTGTAGCTTTTGCTTGTTCATCTGTATCAGACGAACTGTCGTCACTATCAGGAAGTCCGTCAACTTCGAACTGCCTTCCAGTATTCCTATCGTACTGAAGATAAGAAGCTGGCCCAGTATCTCCGCTGAACCTGTTCTTCAATACTCGTACCAACGTAGTGTTTCGAACTTCAGCATTATCATTCTGAGAGTCACGCTCCAAAGAGATAACCATGTCCGACAACTGAGCAATACCTGCACTGCCACGAAGGTGGGAAAGAGATACAACACCTCCCTCTTCATGTCCATTGTTTTGTACTCGCTTCAGGTGAGTAACAACGGCAAGGTGAATGTCGAGTTCCTGAACCAGCATACGAAGCTTCGTCATTACTTCGTCCAATGCTCGACGTTCGTCACCCTGTTCACCGGCACTGACTACGATACTGACGTGATCCAGAAAGATAAACTTACATTCCAAACCCTTTGCCATATATCGAACACGAGATACTAGCTTATCGATATCCCAAGAACCAAAATGATCGAATAGAAACACACGACGATCTAACGAAAGAGTGTCGAATGCTTCCTTAAATTCTTCATCACTATACTGACAGGTGGGAAGATGAAAAGGTTTGTTAGCGTGAATACCCATCAGTGCCAAGCCAGTACGCTTCACACTCTCTTCAAGAAACAGCATACCAACATTGTACTTAGTTGTGTTGATGATATGATAAGCAATCTCTCGCATCGTAGTTGACTTGCCTTGTCCAGTACCGGCAGCGTAGGTACAAAGTTCACCCAATCGCATACCATAACTGAGGTCTTGCAATCCTTCCCAAGGGTAGTCAACGGTAACAATCTCTTCTTTCGTTGAGAGATTATCCCACATGTCAGTGAAGCAGATGATGCCATCTGGAGCATAGATACGCTTGTTGTTCCAGAACTCGTTCATAAACTGCTTACTACGGCCCTGCTTGAGATATTCGTTAGGGTCTTTCAGTTCTGTAGTGAGAATAGAACACTTACCGGGAGCAAAGAGTTCAGCTACTTCATTAGCTGCTTTACATCCTGCATCATCATTATCAAAACAGATAATGATTTCTTCGAACTTGTCGAGAAATTCAAAGCTGCGCTTACATGACTTCAGAGCAGACTGAGCACCATTCTGTACAGATACGGCAGGATACCCACCGTTCATCTGATAAACTGATGCAGCATCCAGTTCACCTTCACAAAGCGTGACCATCTTGCCACCACCGTTGAAAAGATTCTGACCAAAAAGAGCAGAGTTAGAAGAGTTGCCCGTCCAGTTAAAACCTTTTGTGTCTACATGACGTTCCTTGACAGCGGTGATGTTTCCCTTCTTATCGTAGTATCGATAGTAATGAGAAGTGATGTGACCGTTTGGGTGTTGTTTCGACTCGATACCATACTTCTTTGCGACATCAACAGAGATGTTTCGATCATTCAAAGGAAGATACTGACCGGATGGTAAGGATGCAGTAGATATTGGTGTTACGTTATTTGTCGATACCGACACTTTAAACTCCTGTTTGTTTTGTTTAGAGGCAGGTGTATGATGACCACATTTATGACAATGACTATGACCATCAGCGTAGTAGACATGGGCATCAGATGAACCGCACTGATCACATGCGCCACGTCCTATTTCTGTAGAGTTGCCTTCTGGAAAGCTATCACTATTCACGACAGCATTACTCCTTTCTTCGATTGCGACCGGATGCTACCATAAAGCAGCGCGTCGGGGCTGTCAAGAAAAAAATTAGGTGCGACATTTTGACGCACCCGTGTCGGTTTTTACTTGACGCTTTTTTGCGGCGTTGTTATAATCCGCTTCAGCGGTTGAACAAAACAATGATAATTATATTTGTTCATCTGTTTAGAAACAGTTTCGCTTACCGGTCCCACAGTGGAGAAGCAGATGGATATAGATAGGGAGACAGAATGAGAACACTAAAGCTGTATACTACTCATGATGATTATCATGATTTGTCTGAGGAATCTCAAAAAGGAAAAGGAAAGAAAGTAACTACTCAAAAGAAAAAGATATCCAACTTATTAATGGATCATTCTCGTTTGATAGCTACTCTCAATTCACTGGGGGTAGTTATTGAAAACGGGAAACCAGAAGAAGATAATTAATCAGCGTAAAAAACGTGGCTTCCAATTATACTTTTCAATTTCTTTTTAGCTGCCCAATACGGAGATGAGTAAGTAGCGTGGTAAAACAAAACGTTTGTAAGACTTTCTATTCTTATACCTTTGTTTATCATAACTGCTACATTTAAAGCATCGGCATATGCTCGCCTGTCGGTGTACTTTTCTTTTACTCCGTCGCACCAATAAGAAAACTGACATTTATGCTTGACAGGATGACCAGATTTGTACTTCGGTCCTTGATGTACAACTTTACAAATAGTATTAGGAAACCTGTCACTATTAACTCGGTTGATAATTACATTTCCTACTGCTAACTGTCCCATAATGGACTCAGAACGTGCTTCAAAGTAGATAGCTTCTGCCATACACTTTGTTTGTTTGGCTTCTTCTAGATTAGCAAAGCCAGCGATGATAGCTAGAACTGGAAGGGTAACATCTATCATTAGTGTGTTTCACCTTTTCTTTCATATGTTGTAAGATAATAACCGAAAGTTAATGGACAGCTTAAATTCTGTTGAGCCAGAGTAATTATAACTTGCCACTCTCCTTTATTGCTAGAGAATAATCTCATTAAATTTCCCTGTTCATCTAGTCCAGCAGCAGCTATATGTGTCAGTCCTTCTTCAGTTAGATATTTTATAACTAAATCTGAAGGAAAACATTTAAAAACTGGTCCGTCCTTATCGTCATTAGACTGGGCGTTTGTTGTTACAATACTAAAACAAAATAGTAACAAAGTAATTAGTATTATTCTAATTGATTTATACATTTTCTTGCTTCCTTTATATATTTACTCATTTATTATATCACACTCTGCATCAGTCTCTATCCATACCCTTGCACCACAGGATAGCGGCTTGTCTGGGCTGTATATAACCTCACATGGCCCATCGATACGAACTTTCGTACCATAGACATTATCCTTATACGTTTTTACTGTGATTACAGGTTCTCTTTCACCTGTCTTTGCGTTTTTTTTGATCACATGTTGATTAATATGAACACGTTTCTTCATTTACTTTCTCCATTGTAAACCATTCTGGTACTTCACGATTTGTCCAAACATTCATAGGACGACCAGCCTTATCGAATTGTTTAGCTTTGTTGTAGTATTTTCTGTAGCCTTCTATAGGATCATTCTCTACCTCACAAATTTCTTGATACTCACCAAAGCACTGCGGTGGTGTTGTTAAAGAACCTTCTGGAATATTTTTGGGAAGAGACAAAAGGTTAGCAACAATTCCATCAATCTGAGTACCATGCAGTGTCCCTCTTCTGTGTGTAAACTCCCAACATAATTCCATCAGAAGAACAGACAGCCAAGAATAATTTTCTGATGTCTCTCGCACCCATACAGCACAAGGATGACCGATATGCGCTGTCAGATAGAACGGACACTGATAGCGATCAGTAAATCTATTCTTAGGTTCAAGCACACCAAACTCATCATATACATCTCCATTCATATGCATGTGTTTGAAGTTATCTTTGATTTTCCATGCCTTATCCTTCTTAGAATAAACCCATTTAGAAACAACACGTTCTTCACCGTCCAGTACACGGTGAGCAGTGGATAACAACTGAGCATACTCAACAATCATCTTGACTACATGTCTATCGTTGTGCATCTGAGCGCAGACATGTTGAGTAGAATCTAGATAGAATATGTTCATTTCAATTTTCCTCTAAAGGGTGTTCTGGAAACGGATCAAATACTAACAACTGATGTTTGTAAGCCTTAGCAGCCTTTAAGGTTTTGTGATATGTAACCTGACCATCAGAATGTTGAACTTTCCACAATGTGCTCAATTTTTTACCTTTTTTAGAAATAATTCTCAGGCGTTCCATAGGACTCTCCTTAGTCGTTTCCGTAGGTTTCTCTGATCCAATCGTAGTGTTCAGGTGTTCCCGGTTCTGGGTCCATCTCATCTAGTACATCTTGCATAGCGTTCATTAGATTTACTTACATCCTTACTGAGTAACCATCTACTAAACCATAGGCATCGTCAGTTTTGCGATGGCAATCGTCGCACCTATAGCGGTTTCGTGGCATAATGACAAGCTTTCTGCACTGCAAGCACTTGCGCTCTCTATACTTCTCAGGATTTCTCTTTTGATCGAACGTAGGCAGAGGTGTCTTAGGCTTGTATGGTATAGAGATTTCAATTTTCTTTTTCAGAGCCTCTCCCTGTCTCTGTCCGTATCGCGCTCTGTTAACAATACCAATAACTACATTTCTAGTAATGCTTCTACCTGTTTCCTTTGTGTATTTTTCAGAAACATAGGGTATCATACTGATTTGTCTTGCAGTCTTTCCATGTACCCAATGATCTAAAACATCTGTCTTGAACTCTAACGATGTCACTCTTGTGTCTCCCTTTCAAAAGAGTGGTGCGGACGGCGGGACTTGAACCCGCATGGTCTTGCGACCGACAGATTTTAAGTCTGTTGTGTATACCAATTCCACCACGTCCGCTACCAACTAAGTTACTGCCATTATATACAGAGCAGCAAGAACCATTGATCCAATATAAAACAACAGATAATGAATATTTCTCACTATGCTGCTACCTTTGTAAGATCACGGAAGGCTTCGCTGTTCATAATATTTTGAACATCCTTTTGTCTTCCATACAGAATACCAAACTCATTGTCTTTGGATTGTTTGTTCAGTGTCCATTCATCAGTATGGCTTGCATAGTTTGTCATGGTAGATACTACTGACCAAAGATTCTGACCACGAACAGAACATTCCTCTTTGAACTGCTCTAAAAACTTCTCAAGATTAGAGTATGTACCATCCGTCTTCTTTTTTCCGTTCTTAAACGACTTTGCGAAGAACGCTTCAACATCAGCTATACTGACACGAGTCTGCGCCCATTCACGGTAGAGGTCTATCTTACTGTTGAACCTCTTAAATGATTCCTCCAAAGATGTGAAATCAGACAGATTAAAGTTCTTAGTACGCTTCTTTGCAATGATATCTTTCTCACCAAGAACCATTCCATTCATGCAGAACAAATCAATGTCACCAAAGATAATCTTACACTTGGCTGATCCATCGAAACAGTTCCAGCCAATAGCTCTCAACTGAATCTTAGTCTGGTGTCCATTGTTTGTAGTTAGCATTTCTGTTTTCGGAAAACGATACTCACGAGCAGCAGACTTACCACCTCTCGAAATGTGATCATGAACTGTTACATGTTCCAGTTCCAACAGATCGAAATTGTTTATCATTTCTCGTTCAATGTGTTGAAAAAGCTCACGATTTTGTACAGTGGTGTAGTTTTTTTTGTGATACCCAAGAACCTCCTGAGTATCATCACGCACCAGCATTTTCATGTCTAGATCGGTATGAGGATGGCGAACTCCGTACACTTTTTCCAGCCACATAGGTTTATGTTCAGTTACGTTGTAGAAGATTTCAGATTCGGTAGGAAAGGGATACATTGTTTTATCTCCGTTAGGATAACGATACATTTCTTTATCTCCAGATAGGTTGATGTTGTTGTAGTCGTTTGTATTACCGTACATTTCAGTTCTCCATTTTCTGTTTCAATAAACAACATGTGTAGCATAACAATTTGTTATTTCTTAGCACTGCTTTTTCTCCATTTTTTCCAATGTAATCACCATAATTACTACACGTCTTCTGTGCTTTCTTTCCAGTATTTTCCACGTTCTACTTCTTCCATCATCTGCATAAAACCATTGATTTCTTCCAATGGAATGTCTTCCACTGAATTAGTTGCTGACACAGATTCAAGATACTCTCTCAAGTAAAAGGGTATTTCTGTGTGTTTTGTATATTGAATAGTAGGTATCATAACGTTCCCTCCTTGTAGCGTAAACCAATTAAGACTGTTGCAAGTATATGTTTCTCTTCATCAGACAAACACCAGTTCTTGATGTCATGCAAGCATGATGCATGAACTTCGTCTAGTGAACTGAAAAAATGTTCTTCAACCATATAGTCCATTTCTGGGACACTCATCTTACTTTATCTCCGTTATTTCTGCGTTAGGATATTGTTTACGAACTTCCTGCATATTCTCAAACATGGTTTCTGTCCAGCCGTATCTGCCTGTTCCATCACACTCTGGACAGTATCGTCCTACTGTTGCTACCATGTTTGAATATATTTTACCGTCTTCACACATATCACAGTCAATCTCTATCCAGAAAGTTTTAATTTTCTGTTCACTTACTGGATTGATTCCGTGTTTACCGTGATGCTTTTCCTTATTTTTCAGTATGAAATCTGAAACAGAAACATGGGGTATAATGTCTCGAATATTCATAGCGTTTCATCTCCTATCTGTTTCACTTTAGTAAACATCAAATGTTCATGAGATTCATATGCTTTTTTGACAGCATGTTTTTCATCTTCTGCCGCAACTTCTACCGTACAGTCTCGAAAGAGACCGATAGAGCCAATAGGTCTACCTCTAAAAGACACTTCGTAGATATTCATCAGTCAATCACCTTTCCAATATCACCAGCAACGTGATGCCGAAGAAGACTTTTACGGGGTAAATCTTTTACCCAATCAAGAACCTTTTCGCCATCCGTCATGTTCGATACCTGCTTTCCAGCGTTTCGCCAAGAAAAAACGGTGTGACCATTTGCCGCATAGCATGGTGTTTTCTTCCAAACTTTTTGTTTGAAAACCACAACAAACTTGCGATCAGGACGAGCACACAAGGGATCACCATTGCCACAGGTGACACAGGATATGTCTGAACGAACATCAGCAGGGCAGGGAATAAAACTGATACCGTCAACGTTTCTGTATCGTGGTTTTTCTTCTGCCCACACAGCGGGAACACCATGACGTACAGCCAATGCAGCACTCTTGGGTGTGTTAGCTGAGTAATTCATGACTGTCTTTCCGGGCAGATTGAAACCCAGATACTTCCATGTGAGCCAATGAAAATGTGAATAGGAATATGCTTTACCCTGTCTGGGAACAGCATTTGCTAGTGCTCTGGCGTAGTCTTCATCGACTGTATTAGCACCAGTAGCAGACTTGCATTTGAGTGGGCAACTACTGGGACACGTTCCAAACTGATTAGTCTCTCCCCCAGAACGATATGTCTGGGGAATGTCGCCGGTCTTCTTCTGACGTGAGGTGTTGATAAGTTTTAGCACGGTATTTTCTCCTTTGTTACCGTTAGTGGGTGGTGGTGGGAGTGAAGGGAATTGAACCCTTCGTTAGGTAGCTGTACCTACCCCGTTGCATTGTACAGACCTCCAACACGCTAGTCGTGCCTTCTTAGGTTTTACAACGTTCACTCACCAGAACTCCCTTACAATTTATTTTTTCTCCCTTATTTCACTCTTTTTTATTTGAAAAGTAGAATCAGGAAGAACTGTCAAATCTAACTCAGTCTTCAAAGTTGTAAAAGTTTCTACCTGAAAACGTTTACCATCCTTCTGTTTGAATACAAAATTAAAGGTTCGAAAATCACTGAAGTCTTTCTGAGACACAAAAACTTCTTCAACGTGGTGAAGGCATAGATTGTCCATCTTATTTCACTCCTTCAATAAGATCATTCTTCATCGTGATTTCAGCAAAGAACTCTCTGCCGGGAAGACCTGTAACAAGGGGTCTATGTGCTGCTACAAACTTGCCAGTAGACAGATATTCAGGACCGAAAAGAGATGTTTCTTGGTAAGACAAGGGCTTTCCAATATTCTCTTTCAGTTCTTTCTTCGACTTGTATCCAGTAAGTAACATCATTTGTCTTTCTCCGATTAGGATTTCCAAAAGAACTCAATATGATCAATCGGTCCATCTATCCAATCATAATCAGGAAGATGTGCTGCTTCGTCTTCTGCAAGTCTTTCCATAAAGACAACATCATTCGGATCATGGTCCGTATTAACAGTGACTGTTGATGACTGTTGAATAGTTCTGTAAACAGATATTTCGTATGTCTTCATTTGTCTTCTCCTTAACATAAGAATTAAATTGAGTAGCGAACGGTGAGTATTCTGCACCGGCAAGGCGAACTTGTCAATTCGAAACTTGCAGGGTGCGACACAATGCCGCAGCGCCCTGAGCTAGGAGAAGCTGTTTATTGAATGAAGGAGATATCTATTTCTTTTCAAATGAAAATATTAGAATTGAAATTGTCTCATCATAAGAATGTATGAGGGATATTTGGGGGAATAGTGAGGGGTTGACGACAGAATAAAAACAAATTTCTCAGAGAGAAAACTGCATCATATAGAGGACTTCTGGGGGAATGTTGCATAAATACAACTGTCAAGCATTATTTTTCATTGTAATCTGTTGCAAAAATGTCACAGTCAAGAACTATTTTGCACCAATCTCAGCGTGTCGGCGTCTAACGCACGGCTAACGCTATCTCATGCGTCGGTGTCTGGTGGACGGTTCACCTGAAGCTGCCATGAAGACAAATAAAACTTGACTGGGCAGCGAAAGCTGCTAGTATGGGTGCAGTTGGTCGAGCGGTTCGGCCAACACTCACAAAGAGAAGGAAGAAATTATGATTAAATTTGACAAAAAAACTGGCGATCTGGTTATCAGACTGAAGGCCAATGATCTGACTGATTTGCCTTTATCGAAATCTGGGAAGACGCATGTCGTCGCCAGTACCAATGGTTTTGTTCAGACCACCATCGACGGAGCGCCTGAACTGGGAGTTGTTAAAATCAATCTCAACGCTGTGAAATAGAAACAGCTAGGAAGAGGATGGGATCAGTTGATCCTGTCCTCTTCTGCCGTCTCTAACTTTTCAGCGTGTCGGCATCTAACGGACCTCCGATGCCACAACAGGTGTCGGTGTCTGGTGCGTGTCTGGGCGTGTGCCTGTGCATTATTCCGCGTGGATTGCATTTTTTTCTTGACGCCCAGCCGCAGTGTGCTATGGTGGTTGCAGTTGATCGGGTGGTCCGGTCAACGTTCTTAAATATAAGGAAAAAGTTATGTTGAAGTTCGATAAGAAGTCTGGTGATCTCGTTATCCGCGTTAAGGCAAACGATCTCGCCGCGCTGCCGGATTCCAAGTCTGGCAAGACGAAGGTGGTCGCCAGCACCAACGGATTCGTGATGTCCACCGTGGACGGCGCGCCCGAACTGGGAACGGTCAAGATCAACATGAACGTTGTCAAGTAAAAAGTAGGGCTGGGGTTGGGATCAGTTGATCCTGACCCCTTCCGCCGCTGCTGTTTTATTTTGGCGTGTCGGCATCTACTACCACCACAGAAACTGTTGGTCGGTGCATTCACATACGCATAAAAGAAAAAAAGAGAGAGGAGCCGAAGCTCCTCCCCCTATCTTCAGTTTAGAGTTAAAAATTAGAACAACCATCAAAACGAGCGGATCGACCCGTGCTAACTTTGGATTTACTTGTTCTCCCGATGATTATCGTTATTCTATTGCTGAGTAACAGAGCACCTACCATCGAAGCAAATATGCCCATGATTGACAGCACGGCTCCTACTGCGTAGCCAACGTATCCCGGTAGATCATCAGGATTATACAAGTGCATGACGTGCACAATAAGAAACCCGCTCAAAACCATAAGTACTGCGAATACTGTTTTCATCTTCTTTCTCCGTATGGAAAATGATACACAATCTTTTTTTGTCGTTCACCGGGAGGATCGTGTTTAGCTCCGGGCTTGCGGTTTTAAGCCTTCTGAACCGAAAGGGTAGCCCCCTTCCCCGCTTGGCAATTATTAATGTAACATCTTTAGAGGAATTGTATAGAAGAAAATGACATGAGGAGGAAAGGGGAACTGGGGGCAGAAAAAACTGCCACTGTTTTTATCAGAGAGAAAACCCACCCACCCAAAATGACCAGCATTTCAAAATGGCCCCCTTGTTTTAAAATCAGGATACCTATATCGCACTTAAACGTACATACTGTATCTATCTGCTTCCCCACTGTGGGACCGGTAAGAAACCTGTTGCATATTTGCCACAGTTGCGTAAATTTTAAAAATATGATATTCTAATCTTGTATTTGATTTGAAGCAGCTTAGATTAATATAGATTAATATTGAATCTGATTTTATTTTTCTTTTTATTTCTTAAATCTATTCAACCTGAATCTAATGAATCTAATATGTACATATGACTCAATCTCCTCCACATGTTCTGTATGGAAGACTATCTGATAAAGAATTAAAAGATAAGATTTGTCTTCTAGCGTCTCAACGCGCAACAAACTATGCAGGACGTGATCTAGCTGAAATGAGAAAAGAATATAAGAGAAGACAGAATGTACGTCTTGCTCAAAAAGAAGTTCGTGCTTATAATAAGAAAATGAAAGATAATTCTTTGTCTTCAGAGGAAAAGGAAATGCTCGAAAGGCCTGAAAAAGGACGCAAGTTTAAAAAGGGTGAGTTCATGGCGGGAATGTCACCGAAGCAGGAAAAGTTCTGTATGGAGTATCTTGCTACGGGTGACACGCTTACGGCTTACAAGGCAGCGGGTTATGCTCTTGCAGACACTGATGGAGAAAACAGGCAGAGAGCTTCTCGTGTGTTTGCACAAGAAAAGATTAAGCAGCGTATCAATGATTTGAGAGATGAAGCTATTGATCGTATGGCTTGGTCGGCTGATCACGTTCTGCATCGATTAGATGAAGTGTATAAACATGCACTGGATAATGGTGACTATACGAACGCTAATAGAAGTATAGAAGCAGTTGCAAAACATCTTGGTATGTTTGTGGATCGTACTGAAAGTAAAATTAAAATGTCTTCCTTTTCTAACGACACAGACAAAGATGCAGTTGAAAAGGATATAGCAAAATTAGCAGAGATAGCTGGGTTAAAGGTTATATCAGGTGGAAAAGAAGAGTAGGCTGCTCTGATATGAATGTAGAAGAGTTTAAAGATTTTATAAGAATAAATCCTCTTGATGATGATAATCCTTATAACACCACCAGTTCTTTTTCAGGAAGATTAGAGTATTCTCCGGGTGAGCACTCAGTAGGCACGTTTGGACACAAACAGGCTATGGATCGTGTTCAGTACATGATAGAGATTTGGCACTGTCAGATTTGCAGTCATCCTTCGTTTAGAAATCCTGATCCTGAGATGAATGAAACAAGAGACAAGGCTGCTAACATAGCGGTAGGTTTGTTTGATCTGTTTAACACTCTTTACGAAAAAGAATTGCTTCAACGCTCTAATCACAAAGTACAGTAGTGCTAGCATCCGCTGATCAGATTCAAGCAAGAGATGCAATGTTTGAGCTTGTTGTAGGCAATGCTCGTAATGACTTTCTTACTTTTGTTCGTCTTGTTGCACCGCAGCTAGTTGCTGACTTTAAGATGGGTCGGCACATTGAATTAATATGTAACAAGCTTCAACAGGTAGAAGAAGGATCAGTTAAAAGACTGATGGTGTTTCTACCACCACGTTCCAGTAAATCTGTTATTTGTTCTAAGCTTTTTCCTGCATGGTACATAGGCAGACACTCTAATCATGAAATACTTTCAGTCTCTCATTCTGACCAGCTTGCTAGTGATTTTGGCCGTTCTGTTCGAGATGTGGTTAATTCTGAAATATTTAAACTAATATTTCCAGAAGTTACGCTGCGCTCTGACGTACGTGCAGCAGGTAAGTGGCAGACCAATCAGAATGGTGTATATGTAGCAGCGGGTGTAAGAACACAGATTGCTGGACGTGGCGCACACGTTGCACTGCTTGATGACGTTATGTCGGAAGAAGATGCATTTAGTGAGGCGGGTCGTAGATATATTAAGGAGTGGTATCCTGCAGGTCTACGCACTCGTTTAATGCCCAATGGTGCAGTTGTTATCATTAATACTCGTTATCATGAAGATGATATATGTGGCTGGCTTCTGGCTGCAGAAGAAAAAGCAGACAATAACGATACTAATCTTGATCCGTGGGAAGTTATCAAGATACCAGCGTGGCTGGATGAAAACGCATCAAAGCTTTTAAATCTTCCAGTAGGATCATCTTACTTTCCAGAATGGAAGCCTGATAACGTATTAAAAGCAGATGAAACAGAAATAAAAAGACATAACGGTTCTCGTTATTGGGAATCGTTGTACATGCAGAATCCGGTTCCGGCTGAAGGCGGAATCATGAAGCGTGAATGGTTTCGCAGTTGGAACGAAGAGTCACCTCCACCATGTGACTTTATTGTTCAGACTTTTGATACAGCCTTTTCTACAAAGACAACGGCTGACTACTCTGTGATGCAGACATGGGGAATATTTGAAACACTGGAGACAGACAGTCGTGGTGTAGAGATGTGGGTTCCACATATTATTCTTCTTGGTAATGTGCGAGACAGATTTGAGTATCCAGAGCTACGTGCTCGTGCTCAAGATGAATATGATAAACATCAGCCAGATGTTATCATGATAGAAAAGAAAGCTAGCGGTCAGTCTCTGATACAGGATTTACGCAGAGCGGGTCTTCCTGTTTTGGAATATACACCAGATCGTGATAAAGTAAGTAGAGCGAATGCGATAACTCCTTTTCTTGAGGCAGGTCGCGTTTGGCTACCGCTTATGAAAAGCTGGTCTATGACTTTGCTGGAAGAAGCTTCAAGTTTTCCACATAGCCGCCACGATGATCAGGTTGATGCGATGGTAATGGCTGTGCTATATATGAGGGACAGTTGGAAAGTAGAACACCCAAATGATCCTGACTTCGAAGAAGATGAAGATGTATATCGATCTCCAAGAAAAGGATATTGGAGTTTTGCGAGTTCTAATTAATTAAATAAAGGAAGTGTCACATGGCTGACAAAAAGAAATTTGCTAAAGCTAAGAAAATGTCAAGTAAAGGTTTATCTGAAGGTCCAAAAAGACCAAGAAGCTCCAGAGGTCTGCGATCAATGAGTAATAGAGAAGCAGCCCGAAGAAAACAGCAAGCAAAGAATAAATATGGCGATAAGGGCATGGCTGGTTATGAGATGGAACAACGGATTGCAGATGAAGCTATCGATCAAGCTATTAAAGAAAAGAATGCTTTTGACTATTACGAACATGTACATGTCGGTGAAGAAGAAATAAAACAAATGGCTCACGGCGGTGCAGCACGGGGTGTAGGAAAAGCACAACGCGGTTTCGGTAAAGCTACTTACAGTGATAAATTAATTTAAAATAAGGAAATATATTATGGCTGACATGCGAGAAATGTTTAGCTCCAGTACTGCTATGACTCCTGAAGAAGAGCGTCGGTTTATGGAACGTCAGGCAAAACAAGGCAATGAGATGCTTCAGCTTGAACGTAATATTAAAAAGCTTAAAGGCAAAGGCAAGAAGAAAAAAGAAAAGAATGCTTTTGACTATAAAGATATCGGCATGGCTCACGGCGGTGCAGTATGCGGTCGTCCTACAGGACAAGGCTACGGTAAAGCTCGTAAAGGATAATAGCTATGGGAATTAAAAAAACAGATTTTATGGGAGTAATTCCAGCGGTTGCAGGCAGGCTTCCCGATGATATGAAGGGCTTTGCTGTAGGTATGCTTCCCGGCATGATCTATAAAGGAATGCAAGGCGACAAAGATAAAGAAGAAGAAATAAAACAATTAGAAAAAGAACTTGCTGCTATGTCAAAAAATACGGGAACTGGTGGTGCTCGTATGGCTGCAGGTGGTAAAGTTCCTATGGGCTACGGTAAAGCTCGTTATAATCGAAAGTAGAAAGAAATAAAATGGCTGTAGAACGCAATCCATTTGAAGTTCTTCCCGGTGGCTTAGATGATAGTATCAGCGATGATGGCGCTGATCTTGAAATAGACATTGAAATAGAAGACGGTGAACTAGAAGGCGTAGAGCTAAGTGAGGATATGGCCGCACTTGCTCTTGTTGAAGAAGATCACTATGCCAACCTTGCAGAATATCTTGATGATAATGATCTGCAAGAAATTGGCAGCATGGTTTGCGAACAGTTTGAAGCAGATCGTGATTCGCGTGGAGAGTGGGAAAGCACTTTTGAACGTGGATTCGATCTGCTTGGCTTGAAGCTGCAGGAAACTACTGAACCTTTCGAAGGCGCTTGCACTGCAGTTTCTCCGTTGATTATTGAATCAGCAATCAAGTTTCAAAGTAAAGCATCTATTGAACTGTTTCCTCCGGGTGGGCCAGTACGTACACAGATAGTTGGCTCTGCCGATCCTCAAAAGGAAGCACAGGCAACTCGTGTACAACAGTTCATGAACTATCAGCTTACGGATCAGATCAGCGAGTACTTCGATGAATTTGAACGTATGTTGTTTCACCTACCGCTTGTAGGTTCTGCGTTTAAAAAGATTTACTACGATCCAAGCATAGAACGTCCCTGTTCTGAGTTTGTTCCCGTAGACCAATTTTACGTGTCTTATCATGCTCCCGATTTGAAAAGGGCAGACCGTTACACACATGTAATTTATAGATCACCCAACGAACTGCGAAAAGAAATTTCGGTGGGCATGTATCGAGACATTGATCTTCCTCAAGCTTCGGCACCTGACCCGTCTATGCTTGGTCAGAAGATCGACTCACTGATGGGTCTTGCACCTTCTCAAGATTATGATCAGCAATATGTTGTTCTTGAACAGCACTGCTATCTTAATCTTCCAGAACCGTTCAACGATCCTGACGGCGTAGCGTATCCTTACATCGTCACTGTAGAAGAGAGTAGCGGACAAGTTCTAGCTATACGACGTAATTTTAATAAAGATGATGTAAGGCGCGAACGTGAAACTTATTTCGCGCACTACAAGTTTGTTCCGGGTTTTGGATTCTATGGCCTTGGCCTTATTCATCTACTAGGCAATCTTACAATGTCTGCAACGGCTGCGCTTCGTAGTCTTGTAGATGCGGGTCAGTTCTCTAATCTTCCCGGTGGATTCAAGGCTCGTGGCGTTCGTGTTGTGGGTGGCAACGATCCTATCTCTCCCGGTGAGTTTCGTGAAGTCGAAGCCACAGGCATGGACCTTCAAAAGTCTATTGTGCCTTTGCCTTACAAAGAACCATCACAGGTTCTGTTTCAGATGCTGGGCTTTCTTACGTCTGCAGGTCAAAAGTTTGCAGACACGACTGATCAGATTGTTGCTGATGCCACGAACTACGGTCCAGTAGGAACGACTATGGCTCTGCTAGAGGCAGGTGCCAAGTTCTTCAGTGCTGTACACAAAAGGCTACATCATAGCCAGCGTGAAGAGTTTAATATTCTTTCACGTTTAAACTTTGAGTTTCTGCCTGATGTATACCCATATCAAATTCCTAATATTGACTCCAGTATTTTTAAGTCTGATTTTGATGGCAGGGTTGATGTTATTCCTGTTTCTGATCCTAACATTCCCTCCGCTGCTCATCGCTTGGCTATGGCACAAATGGTGCTACAGTTGGCGAGTCAAGCGCCGCCCGGAATGTACGATTTACGACAGGTTCATCTAGGTATTCTGTCTGCTTCAAACATTCAGAATCCAGAGCGGTACATGCCAGCCCCGATGCAACCGCAGCCAGCCGATCCTATTACGGATATTCAGGCTGCATCTCAGGGCAAGCCCATTAAAGCATTTCCAGAACAGGATCATGCATCTCACATTGCAGTAAAGTCTGCTTTCATTCAAGACCCGACACTCGGTCAAAATCCGATGATGCAGACTGTTGTTCCCGTGCTACAGGCTAACATTCGTGAGCATATGGTTCTTCAGTATGCAGAACAGATGGGTGGTCTTGTTGATATGGGTGCGGAACAGCTTCAGCAGACTAATACTGAGATTACTCCTGAGATTATGGGTGAGCTTACTACTGCAGCGGCTCAACAGGTTCTACAGGCCAATCAGGGCGGTGCTAATAGTGTTCAAACTCTTGAACAGCAAAGCATGGAACTTGAGCGTATGTCTCTTGACATTAAACGCGAAGGTATGCAGATTGAAGCTACGAAAGATGCGGCAGAGCTTTCTCTTAAAAATCGTGAGCTTGCTATTAAGCAGCAGGAAGTTCAGTTACGTGCTGCTTCTAAAATCAGTGATAAAGAAGACAGAGAAGTTGATCGTCGTATTCGTGCTCTCAAAGATGCTGGCAACATGCAGATGAAGCGAGAAACCAGTATACGAGATCAAGAAACAAAACTAGCTATTGAAGCTGTTCATGCGATGCTTAAAGAGCGCGAACTGTTTATGAAAGAGCGTGAAGCGAGAACTCAAAATCTAGCTCAAGGCGGCACAGTAGATGACTACTCGCAGGGTGTTCGTGAAATTGATACTCTTCTAGGAAGACTGACTGTTGATACTTCTGAAGAAGCAATGGCTACTTACGAAGAAGGCATGGACGATAGTGCTCCAATTAATATTCCAAGAGCAGATCGTTATCCAGCAGGAGATAAAATTAGAGAAATTGCAGAGCAAACTGGAATACCTCTTACTGCCGTGCTACAAGAGATACGCAATCAACAGGAAGATAATATTGTAGGTGATCAAGCAAAAGAAGTACTATCAGAACTAGGCGCTTCTGAGTTGATTCCTCTTATCATGCCTGAAGCTGAAGAAGATTTGCGTATTGCTATTCGTCCAAGTGAAGAGCTTGAAGATACAAAAGTGTCTTTAGGAAAAACAGAAACATCTACTTTTACGCCACTTTCTCCTGAAGAGCGTATGAAGTTAGATATTCTAGGTGATTTTGCTCAGGGCAGATATGAACAAGAGCGTGATAAACAAGGTTCTTCTTTGGATGAACTTTCTGATGTTCCAAGAATACAGGACGATTTAAAACTTGTTGACGAATATGGCACAGATGCTCGTGAAGCAAAAAGTTTTAGAACGCCTTCACGTCAACCAACTATTAGTGAAAGAGATAAAATGGATAAAAGTTCTTTAGACCTTGTAAAAGAATTTGAGGGTTTTGAAGAAAAGGCTTATGACGACTCAGTTGGTGTTCGTACTGTAGGCTATGGTACTGCCGCTACATCTGGCCGTGCTATTCCAGATGAGATAACTGAAGAAGAAGCTTCGGCTCTTGCTCAAGAAGATTTAGATAATCTTGATAAAGAACTTGATAAACTGCTGAAGGTAAAAGTTACTCCCGGTCAGAAAGAAGCTCTTAAATCGTTAGCTTACAATGTAGGCATAGGTGCTATTGCTCGTAGTCAGGGTTTGAAGAAACTTAATCAGGGTGACGTTGAAGGAGCGGCTGAAGAGTTCTTTGATGAAGACAAAGGATTTGTAAAAGCTGGCGGTGAAAAACTTGCTGGATTGGTTCGACGCCGTGCGGCAGAACGTGATGTGTTCTTTAGTTAAGTAGAGTGAGATGGCTTTTAAAAAACATCAGAAATCTAATAAGATTGAATTTAAAAAGATAAAAAAGAAACGACACACTAACTATAAAAAAGTACCGAAAAGGCTAAAGAAGCAATCTTTTTTTACTAATGGTGTGAAGAAAATTTAAACAATGTTTCCAGAGTTTGATGAAGTTAAAAAAATATTTGCTGAAGAACAGGAAAAAATAAAAGAACAACTGGCTTACGGTAATTGCGAATCCTTTGAAGAATACCGTTTTGTAACTGGAATACATGAGGGGTTGACACAAGCAGTTAAATTGTTAGATAATTACGTGTCTAATGTTCTGAATGAGATGAACGAAGACGACGACGACTTTTAAATCTAACGGAGTTACCTGTGACTTTTCAACCTCAAATGGGACGTTCCATTATGAATGACGATTGGATTACCAACTCAGAAGTAGAAGACCCTGATGTTCTTCCTGAGATTCCGGGTTATCATATTCTAGTTCGACCTCTTGCTATTCGTAGCGAAACTAAAGGTGGTATTTTGCTGCCTGATAAGTTTAAAGAAGACATGAAGTATCTCACTACTGTTGGCAAAGTAGTTAAAGTAGGAGATACTGCTTATATGGATGTTGATAAGTTTCCCAAGGGACCGTGGTGTTGTGAGGGTGACTTTGTGTGTTATACTAAACACAGTGGACAGAAGTTTGTATATAAAGGTATTCGATATATTCTTTTGTACGATGATCAGATTATGATGAGTATCGATGATCCAAGTGACGTTGATCCCATGCATGATCTAACTGTTTAATACTAGCGTTAACGTAGATTTCGCTACTGCGGGAAAGTAAAAATGTCTGAGAATGAAAATGATTGGAATGAACTTGACCTTAGTTCTTATGAAGAAGGTCAGGATCAGAATAAAGTAGATTTTGAACTAGATGCGGATGTGAAGACAGAAGAGCCTGAACCTAAAATAGAGGCTACTGTTGAAACTGAAGTTATCAAAGAAAAAGAGGAACCGTCTTCAAAAGAAGAACAAGAAGAAAGTGTTCCTGAATTAGAAGGCATCGAAACTGATGGGGCGCAGAAGCGTATTCGTCAGCTAGTTGGTCAGCGCAAAGAGCGTGACGAAGCTATTGATGCCATGAAAAAAGAATTAGCTGAACTAAAAGCTTTTCAACAGAAAGCACAACAAGAGCAGTATTCTAGCCAAGAGCAGTTAGTAACAGCAACTGAACAGCAACTTCAGCAGAAGCTTGAAAGTGCTCGTTCTACTTTTAAACAAGCTTATAATAATGGTGATCAGGACAATCTTCTTAAAGCACAAGAAGAAATTTCTGATGCTCAGACAGAAATTAAATTACTGAATCAGCGTAAACAGTGGATGGCTGCTCAAGAAGAAGAGCGTCGTCAGTCTGTAGAATCTCAACAGAACGATGCTGGTTATGAAAATTACGATCCTAAAGCGAGAGATTGGGCAGCGCGTAATCCTTGGTTTGGGCAAGATCAGACGGCTACTGCAGTAGCTTTGGCTATTGACAGTGAACTAAAACAGAACGGTTATGATCCTTCTTCAGAAGATTATTATCGTGAAGTAGATCGCCGTCTGAAAAGTGAATTACCTCACAAGTTTTCTACTCAGAATAATACTCAGATAGAAGAGGATGTTGAGGAAGAAGTTTCGTCGTCGGTCAAAACGTCAAGGCCGAAGCAAGTGGTCGCAGGGCAATCGCGCACACCTGCTCCAAAAAAGGTTAAACTCAGTCAAGAAGACGTGCGTTTAGCTAAAAAATGGAATATACCTCTTGAACGATATGCTGCCGAAAAAGCCAAAGCTGATAAAGCGGATGGCGAATATACTGCAGTTCTTTAAAGCGCGGAGATAAATTATGACTCAGATTGAACTTGAAAACGAAGTGAACGAAGAAAAGAAGACGTTAAAGAAAACAAAGCGTACTGGCAAAGAACGTATTAACGTTTCTCGTGAAGCTATGGAAATCTTTGAAAACGACGATTGGCTTGCAATTCCGCAAAGCGTAAAAGACGATTTTGAAGGACAGGGCTTCGGGCTGATGTGGATACGCATTATGCTTAGAGGTCAGGATGACCATCAGAACATAGGTCGCAAACAGCGTGAAGGCTGGGAATTTGTGATGGCTGATGAATGTCCTGAAATGGCTAGTGGCTTTCGTGTTATGGAGTCAGGATCATTAGCTGGCTGTATTGTTCGTGGTGACGTAGCTCTTGCTAAACAACCTTTAGAATATGCAGAGGCACGTCGCCTTGCAGTTCGAAAGCGTACAGCACAGTTAGAAGAAGCAGTAAATTCTCGTCTGCGTAATGATCGTCCTGATCGTCGTGCTCCCGTTACCGATTCAAGTAAATCCAAAGTTAGCACGGGTCGATCCGCTCGTTTTGATGGTTGATCTAATTTTTAACTCTAATATGTTAGGAGGAAAGTGCTATGGCTCTTTCTAAAGCTCTAAATGGGGCTGTTCCTGCACGTATGCGCGGTAGCTCACCCAATTCGGGTGGTCAGAATCGATATCGTATTGCTAATACTTTTGCGTCTGACATCTTTACGGGAGATATCGTTAAGGTAAGTGCAGGTACTATTCAGCCCATTGCCACGACCACTGATATTGCACAGGGTGTTTTCATGGGTTGTGAATATGTTGATCCCGTTTCCAAGCGTCCGGTATATGGTAAGTATTGGCCGGCGTCTACTTCGTCGGCTGATGCAACTCCTCATGCCTTTGTTGTTGATGATCCGTCTGCTATTTATGTTATGCAAGCTGACGCGACTGTCTCGCTTGGTGATGTGGAAAGCGCGAACTTTGCGGTTACGCTTGGTTCGGGTAGTACTTTAACTGGTCGTTCGGGCATGGGTATCAAGGTTGCTACCCGTGACACTACTATCGCTCAGATGGTTCGTGTCGTCGGTTCGTATGACATTCCGGGTAATGAGTTAGGTGATGCAAATCCGAAGGTTTTAGTTCGGATCGTTCAGCACATTGACGCTTATCTCTCGGTTAACTAAGGGAAGTAGGAAAAATGGCTATTAATCGCTCAAATATTTCCAAACAGCTTCTTCCCGGCCTTAATGCTATTTTTGGCATTGAGTACAACTCGATTGAAGATGAGCATGCTCCTCTTTATGAGACGGAAAACTCTGATCGGGCGTTTGAAGAAGAAGTCTTGATGACTGCTTTCGGTGAAGCTCCTGTGAAGGCCGAAGGTGCGGCTGTTGAATATGATACGGCTCAGGAAAGCTGGACTTCGCGGTATACGCATGAGACGATTGCTCTTGCGTTTGCTGTCACTGAAGAAGCTATGGAAGACAACCTGTACGACACGTTTGCTAAAATTCGTGCTCGTGCGCTTGCTCGTGCTATGGCTTCTACCAAGCAGGTTAAAGCGGCGAATGTGTTTAACAACGGATTCGATGCTAATTATGCTGGTGGTGACGGTGTTGCGTTGTTCTCGGATTCTCATCCAACCGTTGGCGGCTCCAGTCAGGACAATAACCTGACGGGTGCTGATCTTTCGGAAGCTTCGCTTGAAACGGCAGTTATCACGATTCAGAAGCTGAAAGACGACCGTGATATTCTTATTGGTGCTATGCCGCGTTCGCTGCATGTTCCGCCGGACCTTCAGTTCACGGCAGAGAAAGTTCTCTACTCTGATCTGAGCACTCGGACGGCTACGCACGGCTCGGATGGTATCACGAATCGAAACGACGTTAACGCGGTTCGTTCGATGGGTGTGATGCCGGATGGTTGCTTTGTTAACCATCGCTTCACTGATACGAATGCTTGGTTTGTTAAAACTGACGTTCCGAATGGCACGAAAATGTTTACTCGTGCTCCGCTGGCTACGAAAATGGAACCGGATTTCGATACCGGAAACCTTCGCTTCAAAGCTCGTGAACGGTACAGCTTCGGCTGGTCAGATTGGCGTAACTGGGTTGGTAACGCAGGTTCTTCCTGATAACTGACAAGTAGTTTAGTATTAGAGGGGAGCGTTAGCTTTTGTTGGCGCTCCCTTTTTACTATAAAGTAAAGTAAAGGAAAAATTATGTCTACTAATGTTACTGCTATTTATGTGTACTCAACTACACACGTCTCTGTTGCAACGAGTGTTTATGCTACAATAGTAGTAGGTTAAAATAATGCCTTTAGCAAAAGGTAAGTCTAAAAAGAAGGTATCCAAAAACATACGTAAACTTAGAAAAGAGGGCCGTCCTCAAAAACAGGCGGTAGCTATTGCTTTGAGTACTGCAGGTAAATCTAAAAAGAAACCAGCTAAGAAAAAGCCAGTAGTTAAAAAAGCTACAGGTGGAGCAACTAAAAAACCAAAGTCGCGTGTAAACGAAGCTGGTAATTATACGAAACCAGAAATGCGAAAGCGCATGTTTAATGCTATCAAGGCTGGTGGAAAGGGCGGAAAGCCGGGACAGTGGAGTGCTCGGAAAGCTCAAATGCTAGCGAAACGTTACAAAGAAGCTGGAGGAGGCTACAAATCATGAAATGCGAATGTAAATTTTGCCTTGTGCATTTAGTTATTCGTATTTGCAAATGTATTATTGCACGTTGCAAAGCAGTGATTAAAGCTATTACTGGAAAATAAAGTGGCTAAAAAAAAGTCACAGCGCAGTCTAACTGCTTGGACAAAACAGAAATGGCGTACCAAGTCTGGTAAACCTTCTACTCAAGGTCCAAAAGCTACAGGTGAAAGATACTTACCAGAAAAAGCAATCAAATCTCTTAATAGCAAAGAATACGCTGCTACAACTCGTGCAAAGCGTAAAGCTACTAAGAAGGGAAAACAAGTTTCTAAGCAGCCTAAGAAAATTGCAAAGAAGGTAAGAAAATATAGAAAGGTTAAATGATGGCTGTAAAAAAACGTACCGGCAAAGGCATGAAGGGCATGAGCATCAAGAGTGGCGATAAACGTCCCACTAAGTCTGGTGCAGGAATGACCAAGAAAGGTGTTGCTAAGTATCGTAGACAGAATCCCGGTTCTAAACTTAAAACAGCCGTAACTGAAAAGAAACCTTCTAAAGCACGTTCAGCAAGGCGTAAGTCTTATTGTGCAAGATCAGCAGGACAAATGAAAAAGTTTCCTAAAGCTGCTAAAAATCCTAATAGTCGTTTACGTCAAGCACGTAAGCGTTGGAGATGTTAACATGTCGGTTTCTACTACAACAGACTTTAATCTTGATATAGATGAGATTATTCAAGATGCCTTTGAGCATTTAGGAGGTCCGGCTAACACAGGTCAGGATAGCAGAACTGCTCGTCGCTCTTTAAATCTTTTACTTACTGATTGGTCTAATCGCGGCATTCTTCTTTGGAAGACAGGTTTTACAAATCAAACTATGACTGATGGTACTGCTAGCTATTCTTTAGCAGAAGATGTAGTAGCAGTTACTGAAGCAATCATTCGAAGAGATAATCAAGACATAGAAATGGATCGTATTTCTATGGAAGAGTATCTCAAAATTCCTGATAAAACAACGACAGGTCGTCCCATACAGTTTGCTACTCATCGTCAGCGAGACAATGTTGATATTTATGTGTGGCCTACTCCTGAGAACAGTACAGATATTGTTCGTATGTGGACGGTTAATCGTACAAATGACTTTAATAATTCTTCAGATAATGCGGACGTTCCTTATCGTTTTCTTCCTTGCTTGGTAAGTGGTCTTGCTTATTACCTTTCTTTGAAGCGTCCCGGTATCAGTGCTCAACGCAGCCAGATACTTAAAAATCATTATGAAGAACAACTTTTACAAGCAATGGAAGAAGATAGAGAGCGTGTTTCTTTTAGAGCCGTTCCACGTTTAAGGACGATTTAAATGCCGAAAGCTTGGTTTATATGTGACCGTAGTGGTTTTCGTTTTCCTTACGAACAGCGTATAATTGAATCTACTGGATTTGTTGTTGGACCGACTGAGTCTGACGGAGCGTATGACTTAAAGAGCCATCCTCAAAACAAGTCTCCAGTTATTAGAAAAGAAATAATTTTAAAGGATGCACGTCCTGATACTGTCATGGCTACAACTAGCACAACCTCAGATGCTACTTGGACGCCTGACGATACTGTAATTTTGAATCCCTAACGGAGTTAATAAAAATGGCTATTACGTCTGGTATTAATATTGTTTTTAAAAAAGATGTGATGCTGGAACAGCACAATCTTCCTTCGGACACTCTTCGCATTGCTCTTGTGTCTGCGAGTGGAAGTGCTTCAAATGGTGGTCCCGATACGATTGCCAGCATCAGTGGTGAAATTTCTGGAACAGCGGGTGGAACTGGAGACAGTGGTTATATTACTGGCGGTCTTACCGTTACCGATGTCACTGTTTCAAATGTAAGCTCATCTGGTGTTGTAGACTTTTCTGATGTCAGCTTTACAAGTGTTACTTTTACTGCTCGTGGCGCTATTCTTTACAATGAAACAAATAGTAACAAAGTTATTGCGGTCTACGATTTTGGTGGAGATAAAACAGTCACCAATGGTACATTCCAGCTAACTATTCCTTCTGCTACAAGTGCAGCGGCTATTGTTCGCCTTAACTAATTATTAAGGATTAATTGTTATGGCTCTTGTTTTAAAAGATAGAGTAAAAGAAACTACGACTACCACTGGAACCGGAACTCTAACTTTAGCGGGAGCCGTTGCGGGTTTTCAATCTTTTTCTGCTATCGGAAATGCAAATACTACTTACTATGCGGCTGTTCATCAAAATGCTGGAACGCCTGAGTGGGAAGTAGGTATTGGAACTTATACAGCTAGTGGAACTACATTAGCTCGTACTACCGTTTTACAATCATCTAATGGTGGATCAGCAGTTGATTTTTCTGCTGGTACTAAAGATGTTTTTGTTACTTATCCTTCTGATAAAGCTGTTGCAGTTAGTGGTTCTCCTAACTTTGCAACAGTTTCAGCAACAAGTTTAAATGCAGGTACGTTAACTGTTGATGGCGAAAATGTGGCTACTTCTTCAACGGTAGCTACGCTTTCTGCAACAATGGCAACAAGTATTGGTAATCATCTTCCTCTTTCTGGTGGAACTCTTACAGGAATAGTTAGTGGTACTGATATTTATGTAAGTGCTGTTGCTATTGGAGTAGACAGCCTTTTAGGAAAAGAACTTCATATAGGTAAAGCTGCTGTAGCAGATGTTGTTAGTCTCACAGATGGAACTAGTATTGCAGTAAGCTTTAATGATGGACAAAACTTTGCTGTACAGCTTGCAGGTAACAGAACGTTAGAAAGCCCGACTAATTGTGTTGCTGGACAAGTAGGTAGTATTTTTATTATTCAAGACGGAACAGGCAGTAGAACACTGTCTTATGGAGGTAACTGGAAATTTGTTGGAGGAACTGCTCCTACATTAAGTACAGGTGCTTCTGCAGTTGATAGAATTGATTACATTGCATATACTTCAACTGCTGTTCAAGCCGTTGCTAGTTTGGATGTGAAATAAAATGGTATTTAATAACAATCTTCTTTTGGGTGCTTCTGGTGTAACTGCTGGATATGAAATTGAACAGTCAATTCGGTTCAATAACGGGGATGACCCTTATCTTTTACGCACAGTGGGTACGCCAACAAGCACAAAGAAATTTACATTTAGCACATGGATAAAGCCCACCACGTTCTATAACGACACTTCTGCAAGGTCTCTTTTTTCCTCTGCTACGCCGGGTGATACATCAGTCTCTAGAGATATTTTCAGGTGGTCAAATGACGTTTTATATCTGGCTATCTACACCGGCTCGTGGTACGAGCTCAAAACCAATCAAGTTTTCCGTGATCCTGCAAGCTGGTATCACATTGTTCTTTCAATGGATACGACTCAATCGACAGAAAGTAACAGAACTAAACTTTATGTAAACGGATCACAAGTTTCAGATTTTGCGACTGAAACTTACGTTGCTCAAGACACGGCGGTTGCTACTCTTACTAGTGGTAAGACACAGGCAATCGGCGCATATGCGTTTAATGCAACTTCTTCACCGGTATGCATTGATGGGTATATGGCTGAAATACATTTCATTGATGGTCAGCAACTTGCTCCAACTGATTTTGGAGAAAATAATAGTAATACAGGTCAATGGATTCCAAAGAAGTATGGAGGGTCTTACGGAAATCAAGGATTTTACATAAAAGGCGAAGATAGTTCTGACCTTGGTAATGACAGTAGTGGCAACGGCAACGACTTTACCAGCAGTGGCCTAGCTGCAAACGATCAGGTTACGGATAGCCCGACTAATAACCAATCGACCTTGAACCCTCTTTGGGCCGGTGCAGGGCTTTCGGATGGCAGTCTCGTAGCAACGGCAACGGGCAACAGTTACCAATGGGCGGTGTCTACGTTCGCCGTAGACGATGGCGGCAAGCACGTTTGCGAGTTTCAAAAATCGTCAGGCACATTTGGCTATATCGGTCTGTATCAACTCGGAAATCATACCGCGACGACGGGAAATAACTACGGTTATTTTTATAACCTTGGAACCGGAGAGATTGTCAAAAATGGCAGTCTGGTCACGGACCTTGGAACAGGCGCAGCCAACTCACTCATGCGGTTGGAATACGATAGCGCGACCGACACGCTGGAATTTTTTGATGACGGTTCCAGCATCCACAGTGCGACGACTGGTTTAAGTGGACATAATTCGCTTCACTTTGGTTGTGCACCTTATGCCTCCGGCACCATAATTACTGCTACTTTTTCGCCACTTAGCGGTACGCCAACAACAGACTTTAAGGAATTGACTGCCGCCAACCTATCTAACCCAACCATTGCCGATCCGTCAAAGTATTTTCAGACAACCTTGTATTCAGGAAACTCTTCTACTCAAGAAATAAATCAATCAGGTAATTCGACTTTTACACCGGGATGGGTGTGGATCAAACCAAGAAAC